TGCAGGTCTAGGACATGCGGCAAGACTACACGAATACAAGGGTAGTAACATTTCTGTAACTGGTTCCGAAAAGGGCAGACTACAGAGAGAAAACAATATACAACCTGGAACTAAAGAATGGTTTCAACTTTGGTTCAGCCTTCCTTATCTAACAGGTGAAAAGCCTGTAGAAGGAGGTAAGAAATGAGATCAAAAGATTTACTTCCTGAAAAATGGAGCAACAAATACAAACGCTCTATAAACTGTTCTAATCCAAAAGGTTTCAGTCAAAAGGCTCACTGCGCTGGCCGCAAGAAAAACGAAGATCAGCATCCTAACGAAAAACCTAGAGGTCCTGAAACCAAACCTACTATGCCTAAGGGTACTGTAAGAGTTGATGTCAGTGATGTATACGATTGGTACAAGTTAGGGAAACATATTGCTAATCTAAAAAATGTAGATAAAAGTGAGTTTGGCAAAGGGCCACCTAGTGCCATTATATCATTTGGTGCTGAAGACATTGAGCACCAATTTATTAAAGACTTATTAAAATTAGGTCTTACAACTACAGACATTGATCCAGTTGATCCTAAACAACCTAAAAAGATGCCTCGACAGAAGGTAGATCCTACTTATAACGTAGAATCTGTTAAAGAAGGTGAATTCAGATCCGACGATGTTGAAGAATTTAAACCAAGCAATGATTCACTAGACAACCTAAAAAGCAAATATTTGCCAGATTGGGAAATGCTCGATCATAGAACGCTACAGGCAAAATATGTAGCAGATGATCACAGAGCTGCTGTTGCGTTTGTTAAAATTATTAATCGACTCAGTGAAAAGATGGATCATTTCTGCGAAGTAACACAAGACGTTGCAGAAGTAACTGTAAAGACCAGTACTAGTGACGTTAAAGGTCTAACACTGCTAGACTTTCAAATTGCAATGGTTATAGATCGCTTTGCTAGAGATGTTGGTATTAAACAATCTTCTATGAGTGGAAACTTTGACGAAAACTTTGCTGATGGCAAGAAGCCTGGACGCAAGGGTCTAGCTAAACGCTCAGGTGTTAACTGTAAGCAGAGTGTTACAAAACTACGCAGTGTAGCAAAGAATAGTTCTGGTGAGAAAGCTCGTATGGCTCACTGGTGTGCTAATATGAAATCAGGGCGCAGCAAATGAGACTACGAGAATTAATAGAAACTACTAGTGCAGGAAGTATAGCTGTAGTAAATAATCCGCCTGCTGCACACAGTAAAAAGAAGCCTAAAAAGCAAAAACCCTCAGATAATGCTCTAGATATGAAGGGTGTTAGTTTATTTGGCGGCAAGTTAGTTAAACGATAAATACTGCATCAATGCCGCATTGGAGTTAAAAATATGACAGATAAAATTAAAGAAGGATTGGCCGATCTAGCTGGCGCTGCTGAAAGAGACCACGAAGTACAGATGGCCCGAGCAGAGCTATACAAGATTGCCAAGTATTCAATTAAGCTACATGAGATGCTAAAAAACGTATCTGAAGCAGAAGGCTTAGAAGGTTGGGTACAGGCTAAGATTACTAAAGCCGCAGACTATATTGGTTCAGTATATCACAACTTGGATTACGAAATGAAGTTTGGTGCTGACGGTGGTGGTGCTGGGCCTGAGCTTGAAATTCAAGTAGGCGAAGCAAGTCATCAATCTAAAACTACAATGAAGCACATTAAAGATCCTACAGATGGCGAAAAGAAAGCTGCTAAGGATATCAAGCCAGGTGTAAAAGGTTACAAAGATCGTATTGACATGCTAAAGAGTGCGAAAAAGGATGGTCGTTTAAAAGAAGATCCATTTAAAGCAAGACTCTACTCTCAAGTAACAGAAAAAGCCAAGTCTAAAGCACAACAAAAATTTATGGGTATGGTTTATGCTGCCAAGAAGGGCGAACCTGCTGCTAGTCCAGAAGTAGCCAAAGCTGCTAAAGGCATGAGCAAAAAGTCTGCTAAGGATTATGCTTCAACCAAGCACAAGGGCAAGCCAGAACACGTTAAGAAGGACTAATCATGGATTACCATGCTCTGCAACGCAAACTATTTGAAATGGATCCCAGTGATCCAAGAGAAGATTTAAAAAAGTTGCAGCAGGCAGCTAGAGGTCCTGTTGATATTGCTCCAACCAAAGATTACTTAAACGAATCTGTTTCTGTGTCTAAAGGTTCTTTACCATTAGAACTTGACAATATAGCAGACTTTGCTAAACTAGCTGGTGTTACAATTAACGAAGGTAAACAAAAGGCTGCTGATAAGGTTAGAGGGAATGAGCCAAAACCAGAAGCAGAACCAGGTAGAACTAAGCATCCGTTTAAAGATAGACTAGTAGGCGAAGGCCCGTTAGATCAAATACAAAAGGGTGTAAGAGATTATGATCCTAGTGCTCTAGAAAAAGGCATTAAAAAAGTCTTTACTGGTGACCCCAGTAAAGACAAAGACAAAGAAAAAACTGTTAAGACTACTACTAGTTCAACAGCATCAAGCACACTACATCCTAAGCTACAATCAAAACTAGAACCTTTTAAGTATGCTCTAGAAAAAAGATTTACTAGTGAAAGAGAGCTTAAAAGAGAGTTCATAGAACTAATGAAAAAGGCAGATCCATCCTTAAGAGTTAATAAAGAAGGCATTGAAGAGGCAGATAAAATGAAAGTGCAAGCACCTAAACAGAGAGACCCTAACTGGCGCACTATGCTGGCAAAGCGTACCAGTGGTGCTGGCGGTATGCACAAAGACAAGAAGCATGACATGAAGATGGGCAAGGAAAAGCATAAAAAAGATTATGCTACCGAATCCATTAAAGATAGATTGTGGGCAGCGTTAAATAAAGACGATGTTTGATCTTGTTATTAACGAATTCACAAAAGATATAACCTGTACCAAAACTGCAAATCTAATTGCAGAAGATTTCCGTTGGTATGACAAAGACGGTTTTGAACTATGTGCAGCAGAAAAAAAATTATATGCTGCAATGGATTTTCCCCTTACTGAATGTTTGTATCACTTGTGTTGGCAAGACACATGGATGAACGTACAGCATCCTAAATTTATTTTAGATCACTGTATGCTATTACATCGTTGCGACTTTGCTGATGATGCTAGAAACGAAATTACAAATCTCACAACTCAAAATCCAAAAGCTCAAATGCTTTTAAAATCAAAAAAGAAATGGGGTTTTGATTTTGCTCTCGACTATATAGACGACACAGGAAATATTTGGGAAATAGTTCATATTGAATGGGACAGTTATCATTTTAACGAAATAGTTGAAATGAAAGAATCTATACAAGAAAAAATTCTCAGCACCGACTGGGAAAGCATAAGTAAACACATTATAGCAAAAGAAAGTGAATGGTCCAATCTTGAAGGTTTCAAACAAAACGATTGGAAAGCCAAAGAGATATTTGGCTGGACATTTGCTGAGAGAACACTCAAGTCTCTCTAAAATATCTCTTGCTCTAAAAACAAAATCACTATATAATTATTACTATTAACGGAGGATAACCGAATGAGCGATCGTACCTATGGTGCAGAAGAAAAGGCAAAGCTAGAGCGTCTAGTAAGAGAAGGCATTACTGTGCTTCAGGAGATTGAAGACCTACAAGAAGGTCTCAAGGAAACTGTAAAGGCAGTAGCAGAAGAACTAGATGTTAAGCCAGCACTGATTAACAAGGCAATTAAGATTGCCCAAAAGCGTGACTGGGAAAAGTATGCTGATAGCTTCGAAGATCTAGAAACACTAGTTTCAACACTTGGCTATGATAAGTAATATTAGTGCCGTGTAACAGCGGCATTAGTATAGAGTCGCTCACTTTACGAGCATGTAGCACGGCAGCGTTGGCCACAAGCAACGGGAGACAGATTTGAGTTACGTAGATGCAATTTTTGACAGAGATTCTGACATTATCAGAATCGTAGAGCGTAAAGATGGAAAGAGACGCTTTACAGAACACCCGGTAAAATATACCTTTTACTATGAAGACCCCAAGGGCAAGTACAAGAGTGTTTATGGCACTCAGTTAAGTCGTATTGTTTGTAAGAATACAAAAGACTTCCGCAAAGAACTAGCTATCAACAACAGTAAGAAGTTGTACGAAAGCGATATCAATCCTATATTCCAATGTCTCAGTGAAAACTATCTCAATCAGGATGCACCAAAACTAAACATTGCATTCTGGGATATTGAGACGGACTTTGATCCTGAGCGAGGGTTCGCCGATCCGTCAGATCCATTTATGCCCATTACTGCTATCACTGTATGCTTACAGTGGCTCAATGCACTGATCACACTAGCAGTTCCTCCCAAAGGACTGACTATGGAACAGGCTAAGGAAATGTGTAGTGAATGGGGTGACAATGTTATCCTATTTGAAAATGACAAGGACGGAAATGGTGAGCGAGAAATGCTCAAGACGTTTCTTGACTTAATTGAAGATGCTGACATTGTAAGCGGTTGGAACTCAGAAGGATATGACGTTCCTTATACTGTAAATCGTGTAGCACGTATTCTCAGCAAAGATGACACTCGTAGATTCTGTTTATGGGGTCAATTGCCCAAGAAGCGTGAATACGAAAAGTATGGCAAGGCTGCTGAAACATATGACTTTGTAGGTCGTGTACACCTAGACAGTCTTGAACTTTATCGCAAGTATACATATGAAGAACGCCACAGCTATCGATTAGATGCTATTGGTGAAATGGAAATTGGCGAAAACAAGACAGTGTATGAAGGTACACTAGATCAGTTGTACAACAATGACTTTAGAACGTTTATTGAATACAACAGACAGGACGTTGCGCTGTTAGACAAACTAGATAAGAAACTGAAGTTTATTGACTTATCAAATGAACTAGCACATGCTAATACAGTTCTACTACAAACAACTATGGGTGCTGTAGCTGTTACTGAGCAGGCTATTATTAACGAAGCACACAACAGAGGACTACAGGTACCTAATCGCCCTAAACAGGATGACGAGAACACACAGGCAGCAGGTGCGTATGTTGCATATCCTAAAGTAGGTTTACACAAGTGGATTGCGTCAATGGACTTAAACAGTCTATATCCTAGCGTGATTCGTGCGCTGAATATGGCGCCAGAAACTATTGTAGGACAGTTACGTCCAACTATCACCGATGCGCGAGTTCACGAAGATACTAATCTTAAGAAGATGAGCTTTGCGGGTTCATGGGAAGGTAGATTTGGATCTGAAGAATACGAAGCAGTAATGGATCGGCGCAAAGATGTTGCTATTACAGTTGATTGGGAAGATGGACGCAGCGATGTGCTCAGTGGTGCTGAAATATTCAAATTAATCTTTGACAGTCACATGCCTTGGATGCTCAGTGCTAACGGAACTATATTTACAACAGAATACGAAGGTGTTATTCCTGGACTACTCAAGCGTTGGTATGCCGAACGTAAAGAACTCCAGGCTATGAAGAAAAAGGCTCAGGAGGCCGGTAATGATACAGAAATTGCTTTTTGGGACAAACGTCAGCTTGTTAAAAAGATTAATCTTAATAGTTTGTATGGTGCTATTCTCAACCCTGGTTGCCGTTTCTTTGACAAGCGCATTGGTCAGTCTACCACACTTACTGGAAGACAAATTGCCAAGCACATGGCTGGTAAGGTAAACGAGATTATTACAGGTGAGTATGATCACATAGGTAAATCAGTTATCTACGGTGATACTGACTCTGTGTACTTTAGTGCCTACACAACACTTAAAGAAGATATTGATGCAGGACGTATACCGTGGACAAAGGAAACAATCGTAACACTTTACGATCAAGTCTGCGAAGAGGCTAATAAAACGTTCCCAGATTTTATGGGCAAAGCATTTCATTGTCCTAAGAGTCGTTCAGAAGTTATTGCGGCTGGTAGAGAAATCGTTGCTGAGAGCGGACTTTACATTACAAAGAAACGCTATGCAGCTCTAGTATATGATCAGGAAGGTGTGCGCAAGGACGAAGGCGGCAAGCCAGGCAAAGTAAAAGCTATGGGCTTAGATCTGCGTCGTTCAGATACCCCTGTGTTTATGCAGGAGTTTTTGAGTGAAGTCCTTCTGATGGTACTTACAGGCAAGGAAGAAAAAGAAGTTATTGAACGTATCACACAGTTTAGACAGGAATTCAAAGAGCGTCCAGGCTGGGAGAAGGGTTCGCCTAAGAGAGCTAACAAGATTGGCTTCTATCAAAAAGAAGAGCAGAAGAAGGGCAAAGCAAACATGCCCGGACATGTCCGTGCTAGTATCAACTGGAATTCTTTAAAGAGAATGAACGGTGACAGATACTCAATGGAGATTGTTGATGGTATGAAAGTTATTGTTTGCAAACTCAAGGACAATCCGTTAGGCTATACATCGGTAGCTTATCCAGTTGATGAACTAAGATTGCCTGAGTGGTTTAAAGATCTTCCATTCGATGACAGTGCTATGGAAGAAACAATTATTGACAATAAGTTAGATAACTTGATCGGTGTTCTAAACTATAGTTTAGAAGACACAAAACAGCACAACACCTTCTCAAGTTTATTTGACTTTGGAGAATAAAATGAAAATTAAAATTGAAATCGAAATAGACACAGACCAAGATCGTGACCTCGATGTTATTGAGGAAATTATTGCAGCCCTGAGAAGTCTAGCAGATAAAATGAAACTATGAAAGTAGGATTTACTTGTTCAACATTTGACCTGTTTCATGCAGGTCATATTATCATGCTCAAAGAAGCAAAACAACAGTGCGAATATTTGATAGTAGGGCTACAAACAGATCCTACAATCGATCGCAAAGAAAAGAATAAGCCAGTACAAAGTATCTTTGAGCGGTTTGTTCAACTACAGGCCTGTAAGTATGTTGATGAAATTGTAGTGTATGCTACTGAAAAGGACCTTGTTGATATATTGCTTAGTTATCCTATCAATATTAGAATCTTAGGCGATGAATATGAGCACAGGGAATTTACTGGTCGACAGGAATGTATATCAAGAGGTATAAAGTTTTATTTTAATAAACGCGAACATACTTTTTCTACTACTGAACTTAGGCAGCGTGTAGTTGATGCTGAAGCAGAAAAATTTATAATTAAGAATCAATTATGAACATTACAATAGCAGGGTACGGTTTTGTAGGCAAGGCACATGCAGAACTATTAAAACAATATTATTCAGTTAACATAGTAGACCCTAAACTAGGTCCAGAAAAGGTGCATCACACTGTCTGCGATGCTGTCATTATTTGTGTAAACACACCTCAACATAAATCAGGTGCTTGTAATATTAATAATGTCTATGAAGTTATCGCAGACACTCCTAAAGAAATTCCTATTCTAATACGTAGTACTATTAGTTTAGAAGGCTGGCTTTATCTAAAAGAAACTTTTCCTGAGCGTAGTATAACATACAGTCCAGAATTTTTAAGAGCAGAAACAGCTGAACAAGATTTTAGAAATACAGAGTACATGTATTTCGGAGGCGATGGTGTAGCTTTATGGGAAGATATATTTAGAAAATTATTTCCCAAAGTAACCTCAGTTCATATGCAACCAGAAGAACTAGTACTAGTAAAATATTTTAGAAATGCATTTCTTGCTACTAAAGTAAGTTTCTTCAATCAAGTATATGACATGTGCGAAGCATTTGGTGTTAACTATAACAACGTCGCTGCTGGCGTAGGAAATGATCCTAGAATTGGTCGTAGCCATACAGAAGTAACTGCTGCCAGAGGTTGGGGTGGACACTGTTTCCCCAAAGACGTTGCTGCTCTAATGCATACCGCAGAATTAGAAGGCGTGTCATTGAGTCTTATACAAGAAGCAGACAACTATAATCGTAGAGTAAGAAAATAATATGCGTATTCTTTTAACAGGCCATAAAGGATTTGTTGGTTCAAGATTGAAAGAGGTCTTAGAAAAAGATCATGTTGTTTATGGTATTGACCTTGTAGACGGCAAAGACATTAATACCTGTAGCTTGGATTATGAAGTTGACCTAGTAATCCACTTGGCAGGAAAGAGCGGTGTTCGTCAAAGCCTTAAGACACCTAGTGCCTATTGGTATAACAATGTAGAAGGCAGCAGAAGAATATTTGAAGTATTTCGAAATACTAGAATTATCTATGCCAGTTCCAGTTCTGCATATGAGCCCGAACGCAATCCCTATGCCGCTACAAAACTATTAACTGAGTTTTTGGGTGCTAAACATCCTGACTCGTTGGGTATTAGATTGCATACTGTGTACAGTGACACACCCCGCAAAGACATGTTCTTTGATAAGCTACTAAACGGAGGACTAGAATATGCGACTAAGCATTATAGAGATTTTATTCATTTGGAAGATGTTTGTTCTGCTTTCCTACACCTTATTGAAGATACTACCCTAAAGGGCGTAGTTGATGTTGGAACTGGCACTAGTGTTTACATTCCTAGCATCGCTCCCAATCTAAAGATAAAAGAATATACACCCCACGAAAGAACACACACCCAGGCAGACATAAAATTTTTAACAAGTTTAGGCTTCAAACCTAAATACACCGTAGAAAACTTCTTGACAAATAAAGGCCTTGACGTTAAACTACAATATATTACAGGAGAAAACCCATGAAAGACATTTTACAAGACATCGTAGCCCATACCCATTCGCTGGGCTTCCTATCCTTAGTTAAGGTAACTAGCGAAAACGGTTCAACTACGATTGACTCAATGGCAGAAGACCGTTCTGTTATTCTTACTTCAGCAACACATAAGGCTGTAAGTGAGTTTACTGGAACATTTGGTATGCCTAACCTAGATAAGTTAGCTCTACACTTAAAGAATCCTGAATACAAGGATAACGCTAAGATCGAAGTAGTCAGTGCTGATAGAAACGGTGAAACTATCCCTACACATATTCACTTTGAAAATGCAGCAGGCGACTTTGAAAACGATTATCGTTTTATGAATAAGGCCATTATCGAAGAAAAGCTCAAGACTGTTAAGTTCAAAGGTGCGAGCTGGGATGTTCAGTTTAAGCCATCAATGGCAGCTATTCAGCGTATGAAGCTAATGAGCACTGCACACTCCGAAGAACCAATCTTTACTGTTAAGACAGAAGTTACAGGCGGAGTTACTGACCTAGTGTTTTACTTTGGTGATGCCAGCACACACGCAGGTAAGTTTGTTTTCCAAAACAATGTTACAGGTAGTTTGAAGCATGCATGGAGTTGGCCAGTTGCACAGGTACAGTCAATCCTAAACTTAGATGGTGAAGCAACTGTAAGCATTTCAGATCAAGGTGCTATGATGATCTCCGTTGATAGCGGCTTAGCCAAGTACGACTATATCCTACCTGCTCAGAGCAAGTAATGAATAGTACACAGATATTTTCTGCGTGTCTTGCATTCTTAGTCCTGTGCGGCATTGTTTATAGTCGCACAGGATGGAAAAACATACGAGAATGCTATGGCATGTGGTTCACAAAGGAATATTGGACCAACTACAATACTGTAGAGTTTTTAAGTTGGGCGGCTAAGGCTGTTATCATTATTCCTGGCTTGATATTTGGTATTCAAATTTGGTGGTTATACTTTCTAACGCTGGCAACTAGTCTTGCACTAATATGGGCTAGCAATAAGAAACTTCTGCCAACACTAGTAGGATTTAATACTATATGGGCTTGGATTAGCTGTATGGTTCTAGCACAACATTTGGTAAATTAATGAATCGAGATTTAACAGCAACACAAAGCGATTATGCGCACTTCTTGCCTGCACTGAGTGGGTTCTATGCCACTTATGTGGGCAAGCAGAGATATGACAATTATGTAGATCCTGCTCGTATTCCTTCAAACTTTACTAATGGAGTTGAAAGCCTTAATTACTTAGATCCAAGAAAGGGACTTTTCAACTATCATTGGACTTTGTATTCTGCAGGACATGCAGAACTCGATGTTAACAAGTTTAGTCCTAAAGAAGATATGGTACGTAATCGTAATAGGAATACCAGTTGGATATTAGGCGACTCAGGCGGCTTCCAGATCGGTAAAGGCGTTTGGGAAGGTGATTGGAAAGATCCTAACTGTCCCAAGGCACAAAAGAAACGTGAACAAGTGCTCACGTGGATGGATGCTTACATGGACTATGGAATGATCCTTGATATTCCTGCGTGGGTTGCTCGTTCACCTGCAGGACAAAAGGCAACAGGCATTACTTCTTATACAGAAGCAGTTCAAGGCACTTATATCAACAACGATTGGTTTATTAACAATCGCAACGGCAACTGTAAGTTCTTAAACGTACTACAGGGTGAAAATCACGCAGACGCCGAAGATTGGTATCAGCGTATGAAAAAGTATTCTGATCCTAAACAATATCCAGGTGTTCATTTTAACGGATGGGCCATGGGTGGTCAGAACATGTGCGATGTTCATCTAGTATTAAAGCGTATCATTGCACTGCGCTATGACGGCTTGTTGGAAAAGGGTGTACAGGACTGTATGCACTTCCTGGGCACAAGTAAACTAGAATGGGCTTGTTTGCTAACAGACATCCAACGTGCTGTGCGTAAACATCACAATGAACAGTTCATGGTTACGTTTGATTGTGCTAGTCCATTCTTAGCAACTGCTAATGGACAGATCTATATTCAAAATGAAACAGCAGATCGTTCAAAGTGGACTTATCGCATGGTACCATCAGTGGACAATAAGAAGTACGCAAGTGATCAACGACTATTCCGTGATGCTGTACTACAAGATGGCATCTTTAAAAACTTTGAAGATAGTCCAATCACTGAACAACTAAAGGTTTCAGATGTTTGTGTATATGCGCCAGGCGACCTAAATAAGATTGGTAAGGAAGGTAAAACTTCTTGGGATTCATTTAGTTACGCTATTCAGATGGGGCATAACGTGTGGAGTCATATTAACGCTGTACAAGAAGCAAATAGGCAGTATGACGCAGGCGTTGTTCCAAACATGCTTGTCCAAGAAAAGTTTGACAGGGTGTTCTTTAAAGATATCGTTGAAGAAATCTTTGCAACTGACGATCGTGATAAAGCATTAAAATTAGTTGATGAACATAGTCGTTTCTATATGGCTATTCCTGGTACTAGAGGTGCAGTTGGTAAAAAGACTGTAAATGCCAGTACTTTCTTTGGTTCTCTTTTTGAAGTTGAAGAAACTGTAGAAGAAGACACTGAAGACAATCTTGATGAAACAAAATTGGAGGAGTTGGAGGATGAGCAACTTTGAAGAAGACCACGATAAACTTGTGGCACACCTACAAGAGCTGTACAAAAAGCATAGAGAGCTTGACGACGAAATAGATCTGTTGTATAGTAAGTATGCTCCTGATGCAAAAGTTACTAGGCTAAAAACCAAGAAACTTTGGCTTAAAGACGAAATCAATTTATACGAAACCAAACTAAGAACCTTAGACTTATGAATAGAGATTATACAGAAGGCGTGTTAGACGATGTTATCTTCTTCGTTGGGAACGAAGTTGAGCATACTCCGGCATATGGAATGAAAACCCTGTTTGTTACAGGAGTACAACCCACTGATGCTATTGACAGTATCCTCAACGATCAAAACTCCTATTCAGATACTAGCAAGCATATTCGCCATATTTTCTTTGGTGCCAATCACAGTTTCAATCCTAAACATAATGATTATGACGATTGGAAGGCTTGGGAAGATATGATCACATACTATCTTGACAAGAACTATCTGTGCAGTTTAGACATTCCAATTAACTGTGTTGAAGAATTTAACGACGGTGGATTAAACGACAGAGATAATTTTATTCCACAGATCCGTGTACCAATTCCATATATTAGATTATGGAACTATAACACCATGCTCAAAATTGACGACAAGGATTTCCGTGCAACCAATCCAGGCGTATGGAGTCACAGTTTGCACGACCTAATGAACAGAGAAAAATTTACTGACTGGTCCAAGTATACACTTGACAAGGCCATTAAGTGAACATATACTTAAAGTATAACAAAAATAAAGGTAACACATGAGTCAAGCTAATACAAAAAGTATTTGGGTAACCTTTCGTAAAGAAGGTATCCACTGCTATCCAGCAGCCGCTACTGAACCCAATCTAGCTACTGGGGATGAATATGATGTAAGTTTTCTAGCTACACCCCACAGACACATCTTTCATTTCAAGGTTCGTATTGAAGTCTTCCATGATGACAGAGATATTGAATTCATTCAATTCAAGCGTTGGCTTGAAAATCTTTATAACCAAGGCACACTAGAACTCAATCACAAGTCATGCGAAATGATTTCAGATGACTTGTATGGGGAAATTTCTGCAAGGTATCCGGGCCGCTTTGTAGAAATTGAAGTCTCCGAAGACGGAGAAAATGGCTCACTTGTCTATTATCCTTACAACTTGATCTAAAGGAAGAAATAAAAATGTCTATCAGTAATCCCGTTATCAACAAGGTATTCAATGATCTCGATGCATATCGCGACTATTGCCGCTTTGAAGGTAAGGTGTTCAACGAGAAGGCCCTGTATAACAAGCAGGATCCCAATTGGCAGGCATACGAACGTTATCGTGGATGGCAACGTTCAAAGTTTAAAAACACAAAGAGATTTGAGAAGAATCCACAGCAATGACAATATACATCGTAGACATTGAAGCAGTAGATACACGCTACACAAAGCAATGGAAGGAATACCTTCCACAACAGCTTCGCCATGCTACGAATGAAAAAGTCGTTGTAATTAGTGGCGGTGAAACGCCTCAGGCTACTACGCCTGGGGCTTTTCTCAATTTCGGCGGTACTAATGTGTACAAGAGTAAACAGCTTGAACAAATTGGTGAAATGTTCTGCAAAGGAGAAATTAAAGATGGCGACTATTTTCTTTACACGGATGCTTGGAACCCCACAGTTATACAGCTTCGGTACATGGCTGAGCTTTTGGGCATCAACATTCGAATTGGCGGTTTATGGCATGCTGGTTCTTATGATGAAGCAGACTTCTTAGGAAGACTGATCGGACCAGCTCGTTGGGTTAGACATGCTGAAAAGAGCATGTTCCACTGTTATGATCAAAACTTCTTTGCAACAGAATTCCACATAAAGATGTTCTTTGATGAACTTCTACACGATGGTGTTCCGTTAGACAATCCTTGGTACGACGAAGACTGGAATGATCGTTACGATGACGGTAAGATTGTACGTGCTGGTTGGCCTATGGAATATCTAGCAAACAGTCTAAGTCAATACAAGGGCATGGAGAAGAAAGATCTAATTCTTTTCCCGCATCGCATTGCTCCCGAGAAACAAGTTGATATCTTTAGAGATCTAGCAGAACAACTGCCGCAATATGAGTTTGTTGTCTGTCAAGAACGTACTCTAACTAAGAATGAATATCATAACTTGTTAGGACAATCTAAACTAGTGTTTAGTGCTAATCTACAAGAAACACTAGGTATTAGTTGGTATGAAGGTGCTCTTGTTGACGCTATTCCGATGGTGCCAGACAGACTAAGCTACAGTGAAATGGCACTGCCTGAATTTAAGTATCCGTCAGAGTGGACCACTGACTTCTTTGCTTACAAAGATAATAGAACTAAAATAGTTTCCCAAATAGTTGAATATATGGAAAATTATGAAGATTTCTTAGTAAGTTTAGATAAGCAGGTCGCTAAGTTAAAGAAGGAATTCTTTAACGGAAAAGATATCTATGGATCTATAAAGAATGGAAAATAAAGGCGATACGTTCGTTTATCAATCTTCAAATGACGTTACTATAACTGTTGGTAACGATTATGCCGCAGGAGATGTTATTACAATATCTAACATGGCAGGTGGCATAGAAACTATTACACTCGGCCCAATAACGAGTTCTGGTACTGATTATATATTATCATCAGATACTACAATTAATTTAGACGGCTTATCTAGCAGTACATTTGTTTTTGATAGAACAGAATGGAAAGATTGTTTTCCAGATTTCAATACTGTAGAAAAAATGTGCGAAGAATATCCCGGACTAGCTAAAGCATTTGAAAATTTTAAAACTGTTTACAAAATGGTCGAACAAGACTGGAAAGGTAAAATGAAAGATGATCAAACGTCTCTTTTTTAAACTGCTAGAAAAAACTGATCGCAAGCGTATCATTATGGATCGTGCTTACAATGAGCCTTATCTAGAAAGATATTACATTTTCTTAAAAGACCGTAAATGGTTTCCATTTAATGTATTCTTACATAAGTTTCTAAAGGGCGACCTAGACGATTTACATGATCATCCTTGGCCTTATGCTACCCTTATCTTAAAGGGAGGATATTGGGAAACTACTCCAGAAGGTCGCTTTTGGAGAGGTCGCGGTCATTTTAGAATCTGCAAAGCTACTAGCTATCATAGAGTTGAGCTAGAGCCGGGAGTAGATTGTTGGACACTATTCATGCCTGGTCCTAAACAGAGAGATTGGGGATTTGATGTCGATGGAGAATGGATACAGCATGAGCGATACCTTAGAGAAAAATATTCCGTTAGTAACTGAACTTTCCGGAGCTACCGTTGGTGGCTTCTGTCAAGGAATTGTCCCAACTCCGCCCCTAGGTAGTGTTACTGTTTCAGCAATAGGTGGTGGTGGCGCAAGCGGAAGTTTGCTTACTGCTTCTGGATTTAATGGGTCTAGTTGGAGCATTTCTCCTCAACCTGCAATTACTGTAGGAACTGGTATAACCAAAATAACTTCACCGCTGGAAGTAAATGGCAGAGACATCTTAAAAGAACTTGACGAAATGCGTGATGCTCTGTTATTATTAAAGCGTGACGTAAACATGGAAGAAAAGTATCCCAAGCTCAAAGAACTCAAGGATGCTTATGAACGTGCTTTAGAAAAATACAAAACCTTTGACGCCATTAAGGATTCAAAATGACCGAAGAAAAGAAAATGAAGGTAGAGTTTGCACCAGGATGCTTTGATAATTTCGAAGGTACCCAGGAAGAACTTGATGAGTTTATTAAAGAAGTTACTAGTATGTTCGAAGGTAAAACACCTAGTGAAATTGAAGCATTAGGTGCTAGACCCGTCGATGTTAACGATCTTCCGCCCGAAGTATTAGCACAAATTGCAGAATTTATCTGCGATGATGATGAATTAGAAGAATTAGAACGTGCGGGCATGCCCCGTAAGAGGAAACTACAATGAACAAACATTTCTACTCTTGGCAGGATGTAGAAAAGATGTGTACTGATATTGTACTGCAAATGTACAAGGATAAATGGCATCCTGACTATATTGTTGGATTAACAAGAGGCGGCAACATTCCTGCAACTATCATTTCTCACATGATAGATGTTCCGTGCGAAACTCTCAAGGTTAGTCTTCGTGACGGTGGCGAGTGCGAAAGCAACTGCTGGATGAGCGAAGATGCATTTGGTTATGTTCCTATAGAAGAACAGGAAATATATAAGAGTCGGTGGGATCCTTCACGTAGAAAGAATATTCTCATAGTTGACGATATTAATGATACAGGTGCTACGCTAGAATGGATAGTAAATGACTGGCGCAGTAGTTGCCTACCCAATGAAGAAGCCGGTTGGCATAATGTATTCGGTGGTAATGTTAGGTTTGCTGTATTGACAAATAATCTTGCCAGTAACTTTGATAATATTTCTTATTATACGCACGAAGTTAATAAAGCAGAAAACGATGTGTGGTTAGTTTATCCCTGGGAGAAATAAATGACAATGCGAGATGACCTTATGGTGCAGCAACAGGTTGAAACTGTTTGGCAGCACATGGTCGGAGTTATCTGTCTAAATCAAACAGGTCGCAAGCAGGTTAAAAAGGTATTGCCTGAATTCTTCGGTCGCTGGCCTACTCCTGAATCATTACTAAGATCTAGAATTATTGACATTGAAGAAGTTATTGCTCCTTTAGGTATGCGGCACATCAGGGCCAAGCGTATCTATCGCATGAGCATTGATTTCTTAAATTGGAATGGCGACGATGCTACAGAGCTATACGGCATAGGCAAGTATGGTTCTGATAGCTATCGCCTTTTCTACAAAAAGGAGGTCCCTGAAAATGTAGGGGATCATGAACTAAAACGTTATATTGAAGAAGAATTTTATGACACTACCCGATGAACGCTATCGTGCAGTAATAAACACTGAAAAGTTCTTACAGGACCTACTTGATCCTAAAAAGACTCCGCGTGTTCCTAAAGACATTCGTAAGCAAGCATACTGGTGTTTGAGACACTATCCATCTAAGTATCATATGGATATTGTTGGTACCATAGTACCGGATGTCTTTGAAAGTAATGACAAGGTTGATGCAGTATCAATATTGATACATGAATACGAAAGGAAAAAGAATGCCCGGACCATGGACTAATGTACTATTAGATAGTAAAGACTTTACAGTCTATAAAGACGGATTCCCTGTCACCGAAGGGCACATTCTTTTTGTACCAAAAGTTGAAGATTGGCAGCACATGGTAAAATGCTGGGAAGCTGCTTACAAGTGGGGCTATGACTGGGTTGAACGTGGTTATTGTGATGCGTTCAATATTGGTCAGAATGTAGGCGAGGCTGCAGGACAAACTGTAATGTATCCTCACATACATTTGATTCCTAGACGCAAAGGCGATATGGAAGATCCAAGAGGTGGCGTAAGACACGTTATACCAGAAAAAGGCAATTATAAAAAAGAAACTAAAATTGCAGTATAATCTTGACAAAAACCTAAATAGTATGTATACTATAACTTATAGTATATGCGGCAATCCTCTGCCTTAACATCGGAGAAAGAAATAATGACACAGGACAAGAATTTATCACAAGTAATTAGAAATAGAATTAAAAAGGAAGGCGGACGCTATTGGGCTGGTGACAACATCAGCCAGTGGATCGCTCCTAGTGAGAAGGATCAGTTAATTGATGAAATTACTGAACAGTTTGAAGGTGTGCTAGACGCACTTGTTATTGATAGACATACAGATCCCAACAGCCAGGGCACTGCAAGACGTCTTGCTAAAATGTATGTAAATGAAATTATGGCAGGACGATATGAACCAAGACCAGACGCAACAGCATTTCCAAACGACTCGGCGGACCGCTACGAAGGTATGTTGGTTGTTCGCAGTGAGCTTCGCAGTATGTGTAGCCATCATCACCAACCCGTTACTGGCGTTGCTTATATTGGCATTATTGCTGCCGAGAAACTCATCGGACTCTCAAAGTATACAAGAATCGCACAGTGGTGTGCAAGACGAGGTACTCTCCAGGAGGAACTTGCTAATGATATTGCCAAGGAAATTCAAAGCGCCACAGGAGCCAAAGACCTAGGCGTTTATATCCAAGCAACACATGGATGCTGTGAAAATCGCGGCATTATGGCACATTCATCATTGACCCAGACTACTGTTCTAAAGGGTGCATTTAAAGATGATGCAGGTACAAAGAAGGAATTCTTTGATAACATTAAATTACAGCAAGAATTTGCACCACGTTAAGGAGACACACTATGGGAACAGGATATGCAGTTGAAACAGAAGCAAAAATGCCAGTAGATAGAGATTACGTAAAACCAAGAAAAATGAATTGGTTTAAGCGAATGATTATTAATTGGGTTAGAGAAGATTGGGAACATGCTGGTGCAAACATGCCTTCTAATAGATTGCGTGTACCGGAACCTCTTGAGCGTGAAACCCCAGAGCAAGATCCTAAGTTAAATTTTAGAGTTTATTCTGCTATTGGCGGTACTATTGTTGAGTTCCGTAGAATAGATCGCAAGATTGACAGAAGTGAAAGTACACTGTATATTATAGGTAAGGATGAAGACTTTGGTGAGAAGATTGCCAGGATCGCTACATTGGAGCATATGAAGTGAAATTAAGATACAGTGAAGCATTTTATTCAATTCAAGGTGAAGGACGTTACGTAGGAGTGCCTAGTGTATTCCTACGTACTTTTGGTTGTAACTTTCGTTGCATGAATTTCGGTCTTCCTAGAGGAACTGTAAACGATAAGTACAACCCAGAAGTAAAAGAACTATTAGATAGCGGAAGACTAGAGTCTATTGCAGAGTTTAAAGACTTACCAATTATCGGTACAGGTTGTGACACTTACGCTAGCATTTATCCTGAATTTAAAAAGTACATGCAGGATAAGACAGTAGATGAAGTAGTTGAGCATTTGCTGAGTCTTACCCCGTCAGGTAAATGGACACTGGACAATGGACAAGATATTCATTTTATTATTACAGGCGGTGAACCTTTGCTAGGGTGGCAAAAGTTTTATCAAGAATTGTTTGAACATCCTAAGATGAAGGATTTAAAAAATGTTACTTTTGAAACGAATACTACACAAGCTCTCAGACCTGATTTTAGAGACTATCTCAATAAACAAACAAAACTCAGAATTACTTGGTCCTGCTCACCGAAGCTTTCTGTTTCGGGGGAGTCTTGGAATGATGCTATCAAGCCTGATATTGCTTTGTCTTATAGCACCGTACCTAACAGTGACATCTATTTTAAGTTCGTTGTTGCTGATGAAGTGGACGTGGATGAAGTTGAAAAGGCTGTTAAAGAATATCGGGGTGCTGGCATCGAATGTCCGGTATATGTTATGCCAGTTGGCGGCAAGGATGGGCTCTACCAGCAAAACACAAAACGAGTTGCAAACCTCGCAATGGAGCGGGGATGGAGATATACGCCCCGTCTCCACGTTGACATCTTCGGAAATGCATGGGGTACCTAAACCTGCACTGCCAAGTATCAAGTCAGACGAAGAATTTAAAAGAATACGGGAGATGTTATGAAACAATGGCTTAAAAAGATTACAGGAATCGAAGCTAAAGAACAGGCTCTTGCAGCCGAAGCCAAGCGAATTGAAGAAGATGCAGAAGCAAAACGCAAGGCTATTGAGGAAGCAGAGCTCGAGATACTAAAAAAGCGCGATCCAAAGGCGTATGCAACACGCAAGGGAGAACCTTGGGTAAGTGTTTTGGATGTTAAATTGAACAAAGACAATATCAGGAATGGATTCTTTGAATTGGATTGGAATGACCTATTCATTGAAGAATTAATCCAAAACGGGTATGGTGTTGCCAACGATGCTCCAGAAGAGATTGTGGATCGTTGGTTTAGAGACATAATTTACCAAATGCTCGACGAAGAAGGACTTGACAAATCACGCGGTTCCGGCTATATTAATGTAGTACCCATTAGTAAAGGCAAATCGCAAGTATCATGAACAATTACATTCTAGTAGACACTGCTAATACATTCTTTCGTGCTAGGCACGTGATTCGTGGCGACCTTGATACCAAAGTTGGTATGGCACTGCATATCACGTTGAACAGTATCAAGAAGGCATGGACTGATTTTAACGGCAGTCATGTAGTGTTCTGCTTAGAAGGTCGGTCGTGGCGCAAAGATTACTACGAGCCTTATAAACGCAATCGCAGTGATGCTAGGGCGGCATTAAGTCCAAGAGAAGCAGAAGAAGATAAAGTGTTTTGGGAAATCTTTGATGAGTTTAAAGATTTCATTAATACCAAAACAAACTGCACTGTCTTGCACAATCCTGTGCTAGAGGCAGATGATCTTATTGCAGGTTGGATTGCTAATCATCCAAACGACAATCATGTTATTATTTCAACTGATGGAGATTTTGAGCAACTTATCGCTCCTAATGTAAAACAGTATAACGGTGTTAGCAATACCACCATAACCCATGAGGGGTACTATGATTCCAAAGGTCATAAGATCAAAGATAAAAAGACAGGCGAAGACAAGGCCGCTCCTGACCCGCAATGGCTACTTTTCGAAAAGTGTATGCGAGGTGACACATCTGACAACGTCTTTAGTGCTTATCCAGGTGTACGTACAAAGGGGACCAAAAATAAAGTTGGTCTCATGGAAGCGTTTAGCGATAAAAAAGCCAAAGGATATTCCTGGAATAACATGATGTTGCAACGTTGGGTCGACCACGAAGGTGTCGAACATAGAGTTCTTGACGACTATAATAGAAACGTAGTACTATGCGACCTTACAGCACAACCTCCTGAAATTAAGGAAGTAATCAATAATACAATTAAGCAGGCTAGTTTTCCTAAGTCTGTGTCACAGGTTGGAATGAAATTAATCAAGTTCTGCGGCAAGTGGAACATGCAAAAGATTGCAGACCAATCTTCACTCTATTCAGAATCACTTAATGCAAGGTACCCAGGATGACAGTAAAAGCGAAATCAGTTTTAAAAGATAAATTTTGGATAGTTGAGAATGACGGTGAAAGAGTAGGTACTCTTTCACTCAACGATAATCGTTATATGTTCTCCAGCAGTGCAGAGACTTGTTTCTTTGACAACAAGAGACAGATTAAAAAGAAGTTTGGTGTTGACATTATCTGGACTGACACAGACAATGAAGTTAAGAAAGAAAAGAAAAAAGAATATGATGTACACGGGTTCAAATCCAGCGTAGAACCTTTCAACTCTATGTACGACGTAAAAAGAAAGCTACCACTATTTACTAAGTCGTCAAAGTCTAAGAGTCTGTACTGTGCTGGCTATTACATAATTAAATTTGAAAAAGGTTGGGTTAAGAGCTTTTGTCCAAAGCTAATTACAGTTGAAAGGTACGAAACCAGAGGACCGTTTAAAACTGAATTAGAAATGAGAATGGAATTATCAAATGCAAACCGTTGAACCTTTAAATACTGCTCCATTACAGCAGTTTATACAGCAGGTAAAGGCTGCTGAAAACAGTAGATCTAAAGAAGTAAAGCTAACTATCGATCAAGCTAAAAACCTAGCTCTTACGCTAGGTATAGTTATGAGTAGACTGCACGGAGACCTGGAAAAGCTAGTTTCTAACGCTAAAAGCGGCACTGATGAGGTTATACAAGTGCAGATTGGCTCTAATGCCAGCTGGTAAAACTGCGTAGATAACTCTTAAAAAGAGATAAATATATGCGTACTTAAATATCAAGGATACGCATATGAGTCGGCCCAAACCAAAAATAATATTAGAATATACAAATAACAAAACCTATAAGACTGAACAAGTCTTAGAGGCCGATGCTATTTGGGCAGTATTTTATAAGGGCCAGCCTTTCAATCTGAAAAGTTCTAATTCTCTTACCAATTATCCAGGACCTAAATACAAAAAGGTTTCCTTTTCAAATCCAGGCCATGCCTTTAACCTTGCGAAGAAATTGAACACCATGTTCAAATGCGAGGACTTTGCTGTACACAAACTAGTGTCAGGGGATGTGGTATCTGAGAATGCGGTGGTGTCGGTTGACATTGACGAAGAATGAACTGGAAAGAGACCTATACCAAAATTTTTTTAAAAGAGCTTGACAAGAGCACAGACGAATCCACAGTCAAGCAGTATCTTCCAATTTGGTGGAAGAACACAAGAGAAAAAGAGTCTGGTGGCTTACGTCTAACAGAGGCTGGTTACGAAACCGTAATGGAAATTGGACTAGCTACCTATGATATTCCATTCCCAAAAGATATGGTGCTCACTGTCCAAGTTGTTGTATTTTTGGACAACTATATCGATTGCCCTTACTATCTGTTTGACCATAGCATCGTGGTTACTAACGAACGCAAGGCTGTAGAGCTGACACTATTTTCGGGCGATGTCCGCAAACTTGGACTCATAAAAGCCATGAAAAAAGCCCAAAAAGAATCAGATTGACTCTTGACAACATGCGTAAAGGTGCTATTATATACATGTAGACACTGTTTAAGAGGGAATACTACATGGCACATTCAGACGTTATCCGCACTGTTAGCCCAAACAAGGCTAAGGCAAGTATCAAACACGCTATCTCTAAGAAGCGTCCAATCTTCCTTTGGGGTCCTCCAGGAATTGGTAAGTCAGACATCGTTCACCAAATTGCAGACAGCATTGATGCTCACGTCATTGATGTTCGTTTAAGCCTTTGGGAACCCACTGACATTAAAGGCATTCCTTATTTTGATAGCAATGCTAACAAAATGGTTTGGGCTCCGCCGATGGAACTTCCAGATGAGGAAATGGCTTCACAGTACGAAGCTATCGTTCTATTTTTGGACGAAATGAATTCTGCGGCTCCTGCTGTACAGGCAGCGGCTTATCAGTTAATTCTCAACCGTAAGGTTGGTACCTATCACTTGCCGGACAATGTTTATATTGTTGCGGCTGGTAACCGCGAAGCTGACAAGGGTGTTACTTATCGTATGCCTGCTCCGTTGGCTAACCGTTTTGTTCACTTGGAAATGTCAGTCAGCTTTGAAGACTGGTTCCAGTGGGCAGTTGAAAACAAAATCCACAAGGACGTAGTTGGTTACTTGCAATTTGCAAAACAAGACCTCTACGACTTTGACCCAAAGTCTCCTAGCCGTTCTTTTGCTACTCCTCGTTCTTGGAGTTTCGTAAGCGAACTGTTGGAAGATGACCTTGACAGTAACACTATTACTGATCTTGTAAGCGGTTCAGTTGGTGAAGGACTAGCTGTCAAGTTTATGGCTCACCGCAAGGTTGCTGGCAATATGCCTAACCCAACCGATATTTTGGATGGCAAGGTAAAAGAGCTGAAAGCAAAAGAAATCAGTGCCATGTATTCCTTGACTATTTCGCTCTGCTACGAGCTCAAAGAAGCAAGTGACAAGGGTGACAAGAAGTTTGACGAAAAAGTCCATAACTTCCTGCGCTTTGCAATGGACAATTTTGAAACTGAATTGGTTGTAATGGGCATTAAAGTTGCTCTTACCCAATACAATCTTCCAATTGATCCGGATGCTGTACCTTGCTTTGATGAGTTCCACGATCGGTTTGGTAAGTATATTAAGGCAGCACAGGCTGCGTAATGAGCCAAAAGTGGGCCCAAAAGGCCCACTTTTTCTATTCCAGGTTGACATATCCTGTAAATATGTTATTATATAGTATAGGAACTGAATAAGGAACATGCTATGAGCGTAGCTAGCAAAAAGAAACACTGGCAACCAGATCCAAACATTACTCCCGAAAAGCTAGATGCTATGCGTAAGGAAGTAATCGATCGCATTATCACTGCTCGCATCGGACTACTGTTGCGTCACCCATTTTTTGGTAATATGGCTACTCGTTTGCGCATCCAGGCAGCAGATGATTGGCTTCCTACTGCCGCTGTAGACGGACGTAATCTATTTTTTAACACTCAATTCTTTAATGCTATGAACAATAAAGAAATTGAGTTTGTTATTGCACACGAAATCCTTCACTGCGTTTTTGATCACCTCAGTCGTAGAGAAGATCGTAATCCAATCCTTCACAACATTGCATCTGACTATATTGTGAACAATCTTCTGGTACGAGACCGCATTGGTGAGAAGCCAAAGGTTGTAGACTGCTATCAAGACTTCAAATACACTGATTGGACTTCAGAAGCTGTATACGACGACCTATTCAAGAAAACTAAAGAAGAACTCGAAAAGCTCGGTGAACTTCTTGACGAGCACATTGACTGGGAAGGCGATGGTGACGACGAGGACGGTGATGGCAAAGAAAAGGACGGTAAAGGTAAGCGTCCAAAGTATAGCAAGGAAGAACTCCGTAAGATTCGCGACGAGATCAAGGAAGGTATGATCAGTGCGGCACAGAGTGCTGGCGCTGGTAACGTTCCGGGCGAAATCAAACGCATGATCAAAGAACTTACTGAACCCAAAATGAATTGGCGTCAGTTGCTACGTCAACAGATCCAAAGTACTATTCGCAATGACTATACCTTTGCTCGTCCTAGCCGTAAGGGTTGGCACACTGGTGCTATCTTGCCAGGTATGAACTTTGATGAGACCATTGATGTTGCTATCAGTTTGGACATGAGCGGTTCGATTGGTGATGCTCAGGCTAAAGACTTCTTGGGCGAAATCAAAGGCATTATGGACGAATACAAAGACTACAAGATCAAACTGTGGTGCTTTGATACCAAGGTGTATAACGAACAGGACTTTAGTGCTGACGGTGGTGACAGCCTCGCAGACTATGATATTATGGGAGGTGGCGGCACTGACTTTATGGCTAATTGGAAGTACATGCGTGACCATGACATCCAACCTAAAAAGTTTATCATGTTTACAGACGGATATCCTTTTGATAGTTGGGGTGAAGATAACTACTGCGATACTATATTCATCATTCATGGACATCACGACAAGAACCTACAGGCTCCGTTTGGTGTAACCGCGCACTATGAAGAGGCTAATGCATAAGACACTCACAGTAAATCCGTTAGACGTGTTTGGGATTAGGAGGGCTATAGTCCCTCCTATCCACTTTGAATATGCGGATCTTGTATTGCCCTATAACATGAAAGATGCTCTAGAGAAATGGATAGAATCTAATCTAAAGAGCAAGTACTATATCGGTCGTAATGCTATCATAGACAGCGATAATAAATTAAACTACTCTTTAAGAATCGGATTTGAAGAGCCAAAAGAGCTGTCCTATTTCATGTTAGCCTGTCCACATTTGAAGTACAAATAAATAAACTGCGCATATATAATAGTATAGGAGATTCATATGAGCGAAGAACAAAAGAACGAAACTGCACAGAAGAACGAAGCACCTGCTTCTCAAGCAAAGCAAGAACAGGGTCCGGACTTGACTGTACAGGATCTTCAAGCATTAAGAAGCATCATAGATGTAGCAAGCTCTCGGGGTGCTTTTAAACCAAACGAGATGACTGCTGTTGGAACTGTCTATACTAAGCTAGACACTTTCCTCAAGGCAGTGGCTGCACCACAAGCTAACTAAAAGGAAAAATAAAATGGCTAATATCAAACACGTAGGACGCATTGCTACAACAAAACGTAAGGTCATTGTAGCGTATCGTGTAGTACCAAACGATCCAGAAAATTGTATTGTAGTTACTACTGAAAACTTAATGGCAGACGAACACGACGCTCTAATGAAGCTGGTCGAATCCGATGCTGGACAGCAGGCCAATGAGCTAGCAGATGCCATGGCAAGATCTAGACTGCCCGATGGACGCATTATGTTAGCCGCGTTTCATGCTACAGGTAAGATGATTAAAATCAATACCAGCATGGTTGAAATGACTCCAAACATGCAGACTACCATTTCTCTTAAAGAACTAAATGAGATGGTTGCTCAGCAAAAAGGTGTTTCGGTAGCTGATCTAGCAGTAAAGCCAGCTAATGTTAATGAAGCACCAAAAGCTGCTCCAGTTGCGGCTGCTACTCCAGAAACTTTTGAAGCATTTGCAAGTAACGAACAACCACTTTCAGATGATGCCCTTGCGGCTAAATATCGTAGTGATGCTGATAGGCTCTATAAAGAAGCCAAGCGTCTAAGAGAAGAAGCTGAAAAGCTATCTCCTACCAAGAAAAAGTCATCTGAACCAAGTGCCTAAAAACAACAAATTACCGCAAGAAATTATTGATCACTGGCCCGAAATATTTGAAGATGTAGAAATTAAAGCTATACCTATTGAGTATTTGCAGGGTGTAAACGTACATTTTAAAGACGGTAGACAGTGGAATATTGATCTGCGTAGACGCCGCGGTACTACGTTAGAAGCTGTAGAAGAAATTCTAGACGAATTCTTCAAAGAACACGACGAACTTATTGAGAGCGTGGACTTTAATCTTAATACGCAAAAGGTCAAAAAAGACGTACAAGAGCGTACAAAACGCTTTATGAAACGCCCTAAGTAAATGCCTAAAAGGCATAAATACTTGTAATAAAGTATATTGGGAGTTACTCGAATGGCATTACGTCTTAGACGCGGAACAGATACACAGCGCCAGCTGATAACGCCTGCTGAAGGCGAGCTTATCTACACAACTGATACCAAACGTTTATGGATTGGTGACGGTACTACTATAGGCGGAATACTAGTTAACACAGGAGCTGTGTACGGACTAGACGATCTTTCCGATGTTGATCTAACACTTACACCGCAAGAAGGTGATGTTCTACGTTATGACGGTACTGACTGGATTGCTTCGCCAGAATCATCACCAACAACACCCGGCGGCAGCTATTATATAGATCTTGAAGACTCTGTCGGTGATCCTGTTCTAAATAGTGATACCAGAGTATTTTTAGGATCAGTTAGGACACCAGACGGTGTTGCTATACTTGTTGACAGTTATAATCAACGCATGTATGCAGATTTCTTTGGAGATCTAACTGGTAATGTAACTGGTGATGTTAGTGGCAATGTCACTGGCAACTTAACTGGTAATGTAACTGGTAATGTAACAGGCAATGTAACAGGCAATGTAACAGGCAATGTAACAGGTAATATTTCGTCAATACATGGCAGACTTTTAGTCAATGGCAATAATGACGAGCACTACGGAACATTTAAAGGTTCTGTAGCAGGTGAAGATAGTACTATTTTAGTTGACGGAACTAATAGAATTCTTTCCAATGGAGTAATTTCAATTGTTAATGATACTATTACTAGTTCATTAGGTAGTGTCGAAATTAATGGTATAGGTGGACCGGTTGGTCCAGCACTAGTATGTGTCAATCCTTATACAGATCCTGGCATTAGAATTGATTCTTCTAGTAACGGACAAAATGGTCCTCACTTAGTATTAAATGCTATTTCAAGCAGCACAGTTAGTACTGTTGCTCTTGATTCAGGAGATAGTGCAGGTAATATAAGATTCAACGGTCTAGCACTTACCCCAGTAGGAACTATATCTGCTACACTAGGTCTTATCAATGTTAAACTAGTAACTCCAAGTGACGGTGTATCAACTGCACCTCAGTCACTTATGGAACTAACTATGCCAAATGGACCAAATCCAGCAGCATTTAAGAAGGCAACATTTAGCACAGCCGGTGTATTTACTGCTCCAGTATTTAAAGCAACTGGATACGCAACAGGTAGTTTGCCATCAAGTCCGGAAGCAGGTTGGATTGTCTTTGATAGCACAACTAACGAATTTAAAGGTTACAATGGTACAGCTTGGGTTGTACTAGGATAATAATTATAACTAATACGAAAATGGCCTAATTTAGTTAGGCCATTTTTTTTGACTGTTAAATACTGCATGCAGCGATATATAACAGACATTGAAAATTTAAAGACTTCCGATCTGCAAAATATAGATTGGGATATTATCGAGTTGCCTTTTAGCGTAGATCACACAGGTCTGTTAGAATGGTACCAACAGGTCAAACTCAATTTACAATCAGCTAAATTTGTAGTAAGTAAGGAATACGAAAAATATTATGATTCGAATATGGTGAGGCGATGGCAAGCTGCCGATCCATCATTCGATAGCGGTAACCCCACTTATTGGTGGTTGTTAAATTGGTCAAAAGAACGCTACGACCCTCTTCCTTTTAGTTTCATAGCAAATAAAGAGTTGTATCCAGAAATTGGTGATCCTAATTTTAGCGATCAATCTAATCCAATTTTATCAAAGTATAAATTTGGTGCATTTGAAAAGCTATACAACAAGGCAGCACAGTATCTACTAAACATGCGAGTAACAGTTATACCAGAAGGATCAGGACTGCACTTACATGTAGACGTGCCTTATCCTAATGTTATTGCTCGCATGCACATGAACCTTCAGATACATGAAAACTGCGTATGGTATTTTGGTCATACTGCTGAAAGAGAATACATACTACAACCTGGAAAAGTATATCTTGTAAACACAGCAGTATTTCATTCTGTTATTAATCACGAAGGAGATGATTGGGTAATACTTTACGGAACTCCTAAAAAGGAAGATTTAGAGTCTCTCTTTAAATTCAAGCCAACCGATGTCTAAGTTAAACACAGTACAACTATACAACGTTCAGGATTGGCCGTATACTCATGACAGCATGAAGCCGGGGTCTTACCGGTTTTACGGTCCTGATAGAGAAGATCTGTTTGAAAGAAATCTAAAATATATGCCTGATGATTGGATGTATAAAGATACTCCGGTTGTATATAATTTTAATTCTCACGGATTGCGTATGACTAAAGAGTTAGACACGTTATCATCAAACCTTGTCTATGTGTCAGGTACTAGTTATGCCATGGGGATAGGCATACCAGAAGAAAAAAGATTTTCTGATATCATTGCAGATCGTTTAAATTTTGATTACATTAACTATGCAGGACCTACCTTTAGTATTAAACTACAGGTGTATTCATTTTTTAATTACATAAAAAAATTTACTACTCCAAAAATATGCATTTTTGAATACCCCCCAATTCATGGATATACATTTTTTGATAATGACAAATCTCTAACATTCTCGGGAAAACATATTCCACTTGAGTATCCAACGTATATTGATGCATACAATTTATTAACGAACACAGACTTTTTGCTAAAAGAAGCACAGTGTTATTCAACAATGCTTAGAGAGTTTTGTAAAAGCCTAGGCTGTAAATTAATTGAACTATCCTATTATCCAGACGACAAATTTGTACAGGATTTCAACCTTAAAAGCATTGACATGGACAGCTTAAACATATATAATGTTAGCGAACGTTACGCCCGTGATGTAATGAAACAAAATAATAACATCTCTGCCCATCCTGGCACAGGTGTGCATTTACACACAGCTAACGAAATACTAAAGGATTTGTAATGAGCGGTATTACTCTATTCACGTCAGGCAGTACAGATGAACCTAAAAAGGTAAACCACAGTTGGGAAAGAATGAAGTCCTACGCATTACGCTCTATTAAAGAAAGCAAACTAGGACCAGAGGATAGAGTGTTAGATGTGTTTCCATCTAACACCATAGCACACTATACAATAACTGCTTATCCAGCAATGCTAAGTGGCGCACACCTATGCACTGCTGCATTTAATGCGTACTCATACATTGAACTGTTTAAAGAAGTACAGCCTACTTTTATTAGTCTTATACCGAGACACTTTGAATTACTAAAAAAGACCAAAGGATTTGCACAGTTAGACATGAGCTGTGTAAGATACATGGTCACAGGTAGTAATAAAATTACTCAGGAGTTTATTGACACATTTAGAAATCACGGTGTACAGATAGTTGCTAATTGGTATGGTATGACCGAGTACCCTCCTCCTATACTAGTAGGATACAATTCAACAAAGTTTGACATGTCTACACTGGCTAAAGATGAGCACATAATGTTTATGCCTGTTAGTGCTACATCTCAATTAGCCGAATGCATTATCAATGGTCGATCAACTGGTGATATTTTTGACATGAATACGTTAGAGTTTTATGGTAGAAGACAAGAAGCAAATAGAACAACATGGAAGAATGAATTCTAATATTCTGTTTAGACTCCTCCAAGATAGTGATCATAATAAGTTGCAAGATTTTTGTAATAGATGCGACTCATTAGGTTACTATAATAACAGTTCATTTAAGGCAATAAATTTAGAAAAAATGAAGATGCCTCATGGACAGTTTTTTGTAGGGTACGATGTAGACAAAGATATTATTTTTAATTTATGCGGTGTTCATTCTATGAAAGAACTGAATACAAATGCATATAGAGTATTCTATAGAGGAGCAACGCTACCAGGATACACCACTGGTCAGCATAGTTTTAGAGCCAGCTATCAGCTAATGGAAGTTCTAAATATGCAGATTGATTTTATTACTAATATTAATCCAGTTGCTGAATTTTATTTCACAACTAATATAGAAAAGTCATCAACCAACGGCAAGAGTCAACGCATGAATGAAAACATGGTTCCTAGGGTAGCTAGGACTGGAATCTTTACGCTAGTCGATGACAACTTTGAGTACATGTACACCAAGCAAAAGCTATGGCGTGTTAATGTTCCTGAGTATAAAGCGTGGCGTCTTGATTAAAGTATTTGTCTTTAGTCCACCAACTGTAGGGATAGAATATCCCAGGATGTCTTCCTAGTTCTACATCCATTAGTTTACTCTTTTCTTTAACTCTATCTCTAGTATTAATCTTCTGTTCTAGATCCTTATAGTATCTCCAGTAGTCTGTATGATCTCTATCAGACAGTGTATAATGACTTAGGATAAAATCATACATTTCAAAACTGGTTTTTCTAAAGGCTCTATTAAATGTATCAAAAGACTTTCCCTCTGTTAAACATCTATAAAGTCCCAATACATTATAAGATATCATCCATATACTATTAGCTTCTAAAGGTTCAATGAATCCGCAGCTCATACCAACTGTTGCTACATTTTTGTAGAATGGATTTTCTGCATACTCAGGTTTGAATTTTATAACACGCAGTTTCGATCTATCCGAGTTTGGAAAATACTGTAGGTATTCTTCAATCGCTTCTTCGTCTGAACAGTGTTTACTGCTAAAAACATAACCTGCGCCTCTACGATTCTGTAGTGCAATTTCCCACATCCAACCGTGGTTCATAGTCCTAGTAATAGTGTATCTATTCTGAATAGGTGCAGGTTCTTGAGGACAGGCCACAGCACTGTCATTGATTAAATGTTCGTATGGAAGATAGTTTATTCCCACTTTCTTTGCTAGAACTTTTGCAAATCCTGTTGCATCAACATAAAGGTCAAAACATTTAGGACCGTTATTTTTTAACAATAAATGGTCAATCTCTCCATCAGCATTTAACGCTACATCTTCAACAGTATCTATTAAATGTTTGGCTCCGTTTTTAAGGGCAACAGGCTTCATTACTGCTGAACCAAATTTCATAGCATCTACGTGATAAGCATAACTACCGCTAGGGGGTACTGTATGATTTTCTACGTGCTTGAGCATTTCGCTATCTTTGTTTCTGTCATATAAGAACCAATGCCACCAAGGATCTTTTCGATCCTTTTTCCAACCTTCATGTCTAATACCTAGCTTGTATTCTGCTTGACATAATGGCATCCAATCTGCTTCGTCAAGTCCTAAATCATCGCAAAACTTCTTAACAATAGGAAGTGTGCTTTCTCCTACACCCACAATAGGTATATCTGCACTTTCGATAATCGTAACATCGAATGTTTTACTTAGATATGCAGCAGCCATCCAACCTGCTGTACCACCACCAACAACTGCTATTTTCATAGTTTTACTCCGGTCTTTAAAAAGTAGTCTATTTTACCAATCGGTATTTTAAAATGTAGATGTATTCTATCTTCATTTCCACTGTTTATAGTAGTATGTATCCTTTTTGTGTTAACTAGATATACCTTAGTGGGCTCTAACACATACTCATTTCCGTTTATCATAAAATATGATCTGTCATTAGCAAAAATAGGTAAGTGTATACGAATATGCTCATCCTTATCAATATGCGGTGGGATACCGCTGTTAGCAGGATGACCTGTTATTACCAATTCCTCTAGATACGGAATCTTTTCGTAGATCTTCTTAGCAAATCCTGTTAGCATCTTTGTAGGTTTAATCAAAGGTTCAAATTTTTTCTTATCCGTACGTATTCCCGGAGGATCGGTAGGGTCGTCAGGATTGTCTTTGTTTGTTAAAATTCCAAATCCGTAAAGACCACCTAGGTTTGTTTTAGGAATGTCTGGCATTGTCCATTTAAGATATTGATAGTCTTGCTTAATTGTATTATAGTAATCAACAAGTTCGTTAAAATCAAACTCTAAATTTTTTATCTCTAAAAGATCAAAATCAATGAAGCTAGGATCAAGTATCCAATCAGTAGATAATACAGTATCAACTAGTTCAATTGGAAATTTAAAAATTAAATGTATTCTATCTGTATCACCTTCGTTTGTAGTGCCATGAGGTAGTGTTGTATTAATAAGATACGCCTTGCCTTCTTCTAAATTGTATTTCTCATCGCCAAATACAAAGAAGCTGTTATTATTAGCTTTAATAGGTATATGTATTTTTACAAATTCATCATTATCTATGTGTTCACCGATTACTGTTCCAGGAGGATGTGCGCTTATAACAGTTTGTCTAACTTCAGGAAACGCTTCAACTACTATTTTTCCAAATCCAAAAATTAGTTCTGTTGGGACTTTAAAATCATTGTTAGGATGTATGTCAACGTCGTTTTTAATGTCGTAAGGAGGACAGGGCTTCGAAGGGTCCTTTAAGTTACTTTGTATTGCCCAACTATAAACTCCGCCAACTTTGTGATTTAAAGTATCAATACCTGCCGGTGTCCATTTTAGATGTTGATAATTTTGCACTACTTCATTATAATAATTGAGTAGTGCTGTATGTGAAAACTTTATGTTAGGTAATTCTTTAATTTTAAAGTCTAGCATAGGCTTCTCTTAAACTTTTATAAACATGTTGATTAGATCCTTCAGATATAGTATCAATATTAGTTTCAATGCTCAGTATAAAATCTTCAACAGCTCTCGAGCGTGACTTTCCTTTAGCACAATAAATATAAACAATAGCATCGGAAGGTATTGTAGAAATAAACCTAACTAGCTGTTCTGCTTGACTTTCGTTCATTGCTATTGCATCAATGATTTTTGTTTCTCCGCCAAACCATTGTATCTCTTTTGGACCTGATGACTCAACATCGTCAAAATATAGATTGATTACATTTGCGTGTTCTTCTTTAAAATAAGGGATACTGTGTATCCATCCTGTGGAATTTAAGCAGATATAGAAATCGTTAGAGCTATCTACGGTTTGGTCTGTAATATTCTGTTGCTCCATTAAGGATTTAAAGTTTGCTTGAGAAATTCTATTTATTTTCATAGTGTGCTAGCACTCTCTGTATTTTAGATAGCTTATCAGAGTCAGTGTATGTTTCTGTGAAGTATTTTAAATCTATATTAGTGAAGAAAGGATTTTCAAACCAAAAATCTAAAATTCTTTTAAGTTGATTGTAGGTCATACCCTGAATATGTTCTTCTATATTTTCTACCTCTGTTAAAGTAATATGCAAGATATCGCTAGAAACATTAAGATTTGTTAAAGGTAAAAACTTATGCTTTGTCTTTAACTCTTTTTTCATCTTTGGATAAAAATCATTAAGTGCATCGCTAAAATCTGCTGCAATACTTCCTAAAGAAATTATCTTAGGTACATGACCATATAAGTCTTGAAAAAATTTAATTTGAAATTTGTCTACGGCAGCACTATTAACGAAAATGTCTGCCGTCTTTGCTACTTCTAATATCCTATCATAATCGGTGTAAAAGTCATAACCGTTAGATTTAGAAATAGTTATAATCTCATGATCTTCAAAATAATCATGCATCCAACCATTCATTACATGTCCAGGTGTGTTAGATTTTTTAGATCCTGTTATTACTACACGCACAATACTTTCCTTACATCATCAGTCCATACTTTACCGTATAAATGTATTCTGTTAGTTGAACCTTTATTTTCTACACTGTGTGGCAGTGTTGTATTAACTAGATATGCCCACCCAGGCTCCATGTGATATTCTTCACCGTTAATTGTCCAGTTACTATCTTCATTAGTGTATATAGGAATGTGTACTCTTATTTTATCGGTAGCATCTTGATGTGTTATTAATTTAGTTCCCGGTGTGTGGCCTGTTATTAACCATTTCTTACTTCTAACCGGAAGTTGTTTTACAAAATCTAATGCATAGCCATTAAAACACTGTCTAGGATTTAATTCGTCATTGTCATCATCTCTGTACTCAGGTTTTGCACAACCTTGTTCAAAGGGTTTTGGTCCAGGTTCATCTCCATTCCAACACAGAGTATAATAAAATGCATCATCAGGCAAAATATGACCTGTCTCTCCTGTGGGGTCAGAGATAGGCATTTTCCAAACATGATGATTTTCACCTATTACAAATTTCCAATCACTGTAATTTTTTTCTAAATCAGTGTACCATTCTCTTATGGCTTGTACATCTACAGGTATCCAAGGCATAATAGTAAAACCTAAATCAATAGGCTCGTACTGCTCTATATACCTTTTCATCACCTTAGTCATTAGTCATCCCAATTACCTTTAGTATATGCCAATCTGCAATTCTTGTTATAATATGAGATCTAAAAATATCAGTCTCATTGGTTGTACCATGCCAGTCACCTGTGTTAAGTATGTAAACTTTTCCAGGCTTTAAATGATATTTGCCATGTTCCTTATTTTCGCCAAAATGGAAGAAAGCATTTTCGTGAGACTCGATAGGTATATGCAGTTTTAAAACCTTACTGTCTCTATGCTGCCTAATATACATTCCAGGATGATGTCTAGTAACAATCGCTTGCCTGAAACTATCTTCTCCTAGTTCATTAATTAGTTCGTCAAAGTATCCAAATCTTAACTTAGGTAATAGCGTAGCGTCATCAAAGAAAGTTTCTCTGTTGACCTCTGGATACTTTTCTAAGTTGGCTTGTACAGGCGGAGGCAATGCTTCGTATTTTTCTTCGGGCCATGCTAGTGTGACTCCGTCAATCGGGCCGCAATAGTATCCGCAGTAGCCCTGTTCTACCATCTCTTTGCTTTTTTCTAATTCTAAAGACTGGTAGTGCTTGTTAAAATCAAAAACCATGTTCTCGTAGTTCTTTAGAACGGTCTTCCACCAGTCTTGTAAACGTTCAACATCTACGTTATAGTTTAATTCAATAAGATCCCAGTCATTAGTTTCATACAAAAAGTGTTTAGTTATGCCATGATTAATTGGATCATAGTTTTTGATTACGCGACCGTACATTGTCTACCCCCATTGTTGTACATATTTATTAGTACTAACATACCGCGGGTGTGTGTAATCTAATTTATGTCTTACTCTACGCTGTATATCCCTAGCTAAGTAGTCTTGACCGTAGATTGCTAGACCTTCAGGTATTAGACTCTGAAACTTTAACCATTTTTGTTCTAGTTCATCAATTTCAACGTTCCAGTGTAATTGCATACTAGCCCAAATATTAGTTGTCCAAAGTACTCTATTACCTGTAGTCTGATTAATTATGTTAAAGAGTTTTTCAGGCTCACTAACTATATCAATTACATGGAAATGATGTTCTAATTTTCTATAACGATCCCATAATTCTTTAAACTGATCAGCAGACCCGAATTCTTTGGTTAGTTCTAATCTCCAGAATTCTTCGTAGTTACCTCTGTAAGTACTGGATAGGTTATACTTACCATCATTCTCTAGCAACCACTTATGAAAATCATAACCGTCCCATGTTTCTAATACATGTTTCTTAAAGTCTAAACTTGCGCGACACCAATCAAAATAGTGTACAGTAGTACCTTCATGAAACTTATTATTCCTTAATAATGCTAAAGGTTTGAAACCGGCTGCTGCACTAAACAAATGATCTACTGGACCATCACTTCTAACACCGTCAGCACTTAGTCTTTCAGTATTAAACGCATAGACCCTATCCTTTTCAATAAATTCTTGATAGGCAAGTTTTCTCATCCATGTTCTTGCACTGTAATTTTTAAGTTTGTCTACTTCTTCTTCCTGTTGAAGATTATTCCATACTTTTTCTAACTGTGCAGTATCTTCGTAGGGGTACAAGAAACACTTGCATTCTCTCATTTCAAGATTTAAATTTTCTATAACTATCCCATTAGATAATGCTATGTGAACCCAATTAGCACCATCTTCTGTATTATCAAATTTAGATGTACCTTCTTTTGGTCCTATCCAGTCTGGTGTATATTCTGCTGCAATTTTATTTTCACTGACTTCAAAATTACAGTACTCTCGTTTTCTATCCCAAAAGAACCCCTGCTCTAAATAAGGTGGCTTACCTAACTTTTCCCAAACTTTTAAATTTACAATAAGCATCTGTCTATGTATTCCAGGATAACGGCCCTTGCGAGCCATTATATGACCTATCACAAACTTATCAGGATTTTGTTTAAAGTAATTAACGCTAGTTGAAATAATGTGTGCAAGTCTAAGACTCATCATACCTTGGCACTGTATAATACAAATATGATCACCTTTAGATAGACTTTCCTCTAAGATATCTTCTACTTTATCATTAAATCCTCGATAGGTACCATATCCCATCTTTAGACTTTGATTGGTCATCCAAAAGGTCATATCGAAAGATCTTTTTCTTACGAACTCACTATCAATGTCTCTAGAAATATCTAGTATGCCTAAGCCAACAGGAATATCTAGCTTGTAATGATCAAGATATCTATCATATGTAATGCTATTCCAATCTCTCATTTTGCACCTCTGTTAGTGTAATAGCTACTGCGCAGTACATAAAAGAAGTCTCTGATTCTATGCCCTAGCTCATAATGTATAATCATATGCAGTCTAGGAGTGTTACTTCTATTCCATACAGAATGCACATTTGATATATCCATTAAAAAGGCACTACCCTGATCACTAAAGGGAACTTTACCGTGTCCTTTAAAAAGAAATTCACAACCCTCAGGATTATTCAAACTAATGTTACAAACACTTAAACGCTTTTGGCTATCAGGTCTGTCTTGATGAGGTAGTATATAACCACCTGGTTCTAAGAGCATAAATCTTACTCTGTTTAAAAATTCTGCAGGCCACACATCCGTTAAAAACTTTTTAACTGTAGGACACTTATCAGCTACCCATGTCCACTCTAATTCGCCGAGCGTCTTATTTCGATCATTGCCATACTGTCCTAGACTTTGTGTATCTTCATCTAGACCATGTATTGTTAAACTTTTCCAACCATTACCATAGTCTTCTCTATGTGGATGAAAACTATCAAGTAACTGTTCAGCTTCTTTGTGCATTTCTTTCCAAGGTTGATTATCAAAAATGCTCAATTTAAAACAGGGCCATCCTGATTCCATCACTGTCCATTTAGGATCAAAAAAATCAGGGTATCTATACTCAATAGGTTTAGAATTTTCATTCCAAAATCTTTCAAGTATTTCTTTATGTGTGTTATCCATCTATTTGTACCTTTAACTGAGGGAAAGTTTCTTTAAAATTTTCATTTCTAGCATTATCTAGTAAAGAAGTTATTTTTATAAATCTGTCTTTGTGAATGTCCCATGCATTAACCGCATTCATGTGATATTTAATTTGTTCCAGATTTGTTCTTAAAAATTCGTTTATGTTTTTATACTTTTCTAAAAGTAAATCAATCTGACCATTAACTACTATTTTTAGAGTAGGATGCAACGTCTGTATACAGTAATAATATGGATCAAGTAAAACATTTAAGAAAAAATCTTCTTCATTTATAAAGTTATTAGAAACATAATAATCAAATATTTCAAATATATCTGTTGCATTAAAGACCGACATTAGCCAGTGTATTTGCAATTTTACAGAAGGTATATTCTTTAAATCTTTTAAATTTTGCTGTATTATATTCCAGTCTGCTCCGTTACGAATGTACTCTAATTTATTTCCGTAATGATCTAAACTTGCATTCACTAAAATCGAATCAAAATTACTCCAGTATTCTAAAACATTTTTTGATTTAAAATCAAACCTACTTAGATTAGTGTTGTATCTTAGCCTAACTGAAGTATTTCCTGCGGCTATTAATTTATCTAAAAGAATGTAATGCTCTTCCATTAATAACGGTTCACCGCCTACAAAATAAATTTCTTCTAAATTAGATATATTATTATCTATTGCTTTAAATATTGATCTAGAATCAAATCGTCTAATAATAGAATCATCAGAACTTAACCCTAGCTTTTGTTGTTCAGCTGCAATAGAATGACTTCCGCTAGGATCACAAGATCTACATTTGAAATTACATACATTACTGTATCTTACATCAAGATAAAAAATATGATCGCCTACTGTAGGAGTATCAGTTAAGGACCAAAGCTTCTCCCACTGCTTATTTTCTCTAACACGCTTGCTCTGCATTGATGCCGGAAATTGTTTTTCTCTATCATAACAGCCCCTACAATAGGAAGGTTCGATTCCATCTATCATTTGCTGCCGTAATTGAATAAATTTATCGCTGTTTCGTATCTCAGAAACTGTGTTTTTATTTAAATTTCCAAGGGCCGGCAATGATAAGTCTGCTTGACAACAGGGATACACATCACCATTGGTTTCAACATTAAGATGAATCCACGGAAGTATGCATTTTTTACTTGTATTGTTATCAACAGTCATTCTATAATTGAACCTTAGGTGTTACCCTTTACTAAATATTTATGTTAGCATATAATAGCCAGAGTTACTCATGAAATGTAAATATCTAGAACACCAAATTTGTATACGAAGTGACGGTCAGTATCGTCTGTGCTGTGCTAGTTTGGAACCAGAAAATAAAGAAACTATCTTTACACATACTCCACAAGAATGGCATGACAGCGAGTTTCATGTTAAAATCAGGGAACAATTGAACAATGATGTTTGGCCTGCGGCATGCGAACCTTGCAGGAATTTAGAAGCTAAAGGCATTCAAAGTCAACGTCAAAAGCCAAGAGTTTATGGACCAGGTCTTAGCCACTTTGATCTCAGATTTGGAAACAGTTGTAATTTAAAGTGTTTAAGCTGCTGGAACATGAGCAGTAGCAGTATTGCAGAAGAAGCAATAGACATGCACAAAGCAGGAGTACAACCCCTATATAGTATTTTAGAAATTCCTAATTTTAACTGGGCTACTGAAGAAACTTTTCAAAGAATAGAAACTGCTGATATTAAAGAAGTGTATCTAACAGGTGGCGAACCGATGATGGTTAAGCACCTTCCTGAATTTTTAGAACGTTTAGATAGAAGTGTTGCTCTTCGCTTTAACACTAACTGTACTATATGGAATCCGAAGCTTGAAAAGATTCTTAGAAAATTTGATAAAGTCTTAATGGCACTTAGCCTTGACGCAGTTGATAGGCGCATTGATTATATACGCTACGGGAGCAAGTGGGATCAAATACACGAAAATGCTAAACGCTATGCAGATTTCTGCAAAGTAGATTTAACACCAACTATAAGTGTGCTCAATGCTACATTTACAAATGAGATTGAAGAATATGCTGACAAAAATAATTTCGGATATTACGAAAACATTTTAAATACTCCGGATTGGCTCAATTGCAAAAACGCACCGCAAAGTCTAAAAGACAACTATCAATCTAAAAATATTAGAATGTGGTCGTCGGCTCCTGCAAACCCTGCTGCGATTGAACTCTTTAAACAGAGAATAACTGCACTAGATAGTTGGAGGAAAGTTAGTATTAAAGATTACTTGCCGGAGGTAGCTGCTGCATATGGTCTTAGTTAAATCAACACCTGAAAAGAAAAGAAAAGTTTTTGAACTTGAAGATTGTTACAGAAAGACCTGGGACTTTAAAGATGTTCAGACTCTAGAAAAACATGTCAGTATAATGAAAGGAATCTGGCCAGAATATATTTTAAGATACGGCTGGACAGATAATTCTATGTGGATTGATTTCAAGAAGATTAGTGGCATAGAAGCTAGCAAACTAGAACATACAAAAGAATTTATAAAAAAAGTTTATGAGTTCTGTTTAGAAAATATAAAGAAAACTTCACCGTATGCACACTATGATTGGGTGCTTAGTAATATAATAGTTGACGGTGAGGAAATGTTTTTGATTGATTGGGATAATGTAGGAATCTATTCCTACGAGGATGTACAAAACAAGTTGTTATCTGATCTAAAATCAGCCTTTGGAGATAAATTTGACCCCGCAAGCATTTAGTTTTCCTACACTAGGAAATAATAATATGATCTATGTGCCGCCGTACGGCCTCAAAGAGAGTTTAGATTATATGCTTAAAATTAATCCTAATACTTATGAAATTACAAAAATAAAATTATCAGTTGATGATAGTTTTGAAAAATGGCAGTACGGTACTGTAATAGATAATTTTATTGTTTTCTTTCCTTATAACGAAACTAGCATTATTGTACTTAACACAGACACTGACGAAGTAAAGCAGATATCCGTTCCATTACCACAAAAAGGAAAATACATAGCATCTCATAGATGGGGCAATAAGGTTGTAGCATTACCTTACGGTGAATTTGAAGAATTTGATTATGCATTGTCATACGATGTATACACAAAAGAACTTTTCTACAAACATATACGCTGTCCAATAAATGATCAGAAGAAATGGCATACTAGTAAAATTGTAGGTGATTTTATCTACGGCGTCCCAAGAGGAGAACGTTGTGATCCTCCATATTTTCCCTATGTTATAAAACTAGATTGTCGAGATTTTAGTTATGAATTAAATGATTTTTCTAATCTGTGGAAAGATTATGATGACCAAAAGTTTATAACAAATAAAAAGTATACGACTATGGCACAGGTAGGAAATAAATTGTATGCACCTCCTTATAGTGAAAATGATAACTTTGACGTAATGTTAAAATTTAATGGAACAAACTGGAGCTCAGAGCGTACCGGAATAAAGGCAACTTCGAGAAAATATTACAGTCATACAGTATCTAAAAATGGTAAAGTGTATTGTCCTCCTGCAGGTCATGAAGAGTCATGGAGTGAAATGTTAATCATCGACGCTAACACTGACCAATGGAAAACTGTTAATGTAAATCTAGGTAAAGAAAGTAAAAAATATTTTACAGGTTGGGAAAATAGCAAAGGAAAAATCTATTGGATACCCAGGGGCGGTTGTGTTTGTGAACCTTTTGAAAATTGGAAAAGTCAAGGCGATCTTGCAGAAATACTTGTTGTGAATACTGCTGATGATAGTTTTTACAGTGTAGATGTAAGTAAACATTTTACAGATAACACAACAATAGAAAAATATAATGCTAGTGTAATAGTTGATGATAAGATTTTTGCTATGCCTTATGGTCAAAGTGATAGCTTTCAAACCGTACTAGTTTTCGACACACTAACAGAAACAGTTATTAAAGAGATTGATCTAAATGGCCTATAAAGCATTTGCAGACTTCTACCACGAAGCAGAAATAAGACATTTGATACTAGCAGAGTATCAAGGTAATATTGTTAGTCCTCCTTTTGCAACAGAGTTGTGCAAAGACTATAGTAAAATACTTGTATGGAATGGAACTAGTGTCGAATATATAGATCTTGATCTTCCACCGGTAACTAGTAAGACTAATGCTGTTGTTACAGTAAAAGATAGTCTTTGGTTAGTACCTTACGGCATATGGGATGATTTTAATATCGTTGTTCAATTAAAAGATAAGACTCCCATATATCATAAAATAGATAATACAGGGAAGGGTCAATTCTATAGTGTAGCATCTGATGGCGAGACTGCGTTTAGCTTCCCGTTAGGTTATGAAGATACTAGCTATGGGCTATATATTAAAAATGATACAGTTCATGCAATAAGTTTTAATAAGCAGGAACATGTTAAATTGCACATGGGCTGTGCGTTCTCAAATGGCCGTTACTGGAGTATGCCTAGAAGTGATACAGAGGGATACCTTAATCTTGTTAGCTTTGATGGAACTAAATTAGAAACATACCCTATACCTAATATAAATCCATCTGTTACAAGAAAGTATACAGATGTTGTAGCAGTGGGTGATATTTTATACGCATTACCTTTTGGCGAAACAGCAGGCCTTAATGAAGTAATAGAATTTAACACTAATACTAAAGAATTTAAGTCCTATCCCTTGCACGGTCACGACTTTGCTAAAAAGTATAATGTTGCTACACTAGTTGAAGATAAAATTATAGGCGTACCCTATGGTGACGAGTTCTGTTATGACAGCAATCTTGGTATAGTGTTTGACGTTAACACAAAAGATATTAAACAATTTGATATAGGTATTGCACATGGCGGCAAATATAGATATAGGTCTGGTATTTCTTACAAAGGATCTGCATTTTTCTTTCCAGGCGGAAGCCCAAGTTGCCCTATTATTAAGGTAAGTCGGGAAGGAACTGTTGAAAAGAAATTATACTTTGATGATACAATGTTAGGAAGACCTCTGTTATTCAAAGATAAGATGTACGCAATATCCTATAACTTAAAAGATAAGTCACAGTCAATACTAGAGTTTGATAAAGATTTAAATTACAAATCTGTTTTAGATTTCTAATTCTTTTCTAAGATATAGATCGCTTAAACAACCACAGATCTGTTTAGAGCATACCGTAGGCTCAGTTGGTCTAATAAAATTATCTATATGTCCAATTTTATTTTGTTTACAATCGGATCTGTAAACTTCTCCCCAAGCCGATACATGAAGACTATCTATGCCGCCGTAGCATTTCCAGCCAGAGTACTTGTTAAGACCTGTTAAAATAATTTCATTAGCAGTAATAGGTTTATCATTGAGTGCTATTCCGCCTCTGTGTATTTTAGTCTCATCTAATTTTCTAAAATAGGGCCAATGTTTTATTAAATGCTGTTGTTCTTCGGTATAAATTTTAGGTTCGTTAGTAAGACCTAGATCGCCTGTCTTGGTTAGAATTACTTTAGGCCATATTGCTGCATTGCTATTTTCGTATATTTGTTTAGCTATATCAACAACAGTGTCAAATTTTTCAGGAACCAGCATTAGATTAATTGATACAGGACAAGACAGCGTATTAGCTACATCAATTATATGTTGTGTTTCTGCAAATTCAGAATGATAACTGATAATAACACCGTCAGTATGATCTTTTATATTTTGAAAATATTCAACAGTTTGACTACCATTAGTTAAAAAAGAAAAATAATTTCCTTTCGCCTTTATATACTTCCCAAGCTCATCAAATCTTTTCCAGTATGTAGGCTCTCCGCCGCTAAAGCGAAAGCAGATCTTTTTATCAGGATATTGTTCGTTAAGTGTATCAACAAATCTAGTTACCTTTTCAAAGTCTGGCCAACCTGAAGATCCGTCATGTAAAAAATCAGGACAATAGGAACAACGGTAATTACATTTGTTTGAAATATCCCAGGTAACTAGAAACCAATTTTCTTTTTCCGGGTTAAGGTAAGTTATTTTCATTCGGCCATTGTGTTGTTCATAATAAGTGAATGTGTGCGTTCATTCAACTTAACTGTTAGTATTAAAGAATGCAAGTTATCGCTAAAGCTAAACACACTGTGATCCTTTTGAAAGTTAATAAAATAGACCCAGCCCGGTTCAGGATACACTGCTTTACCGTCGATCAATTGAACATAATTCTCAGGACTGCAACGACCAAACACAGCTAACAGTCTAAAATACTCCGGAGCAGCTCCATGAAAATCTCTATGCGGAGGAAAGAAACCTCCCTTGTCCACTCTCAAAAGATGTACCCTACCTATGTCAGGTCGAAATACATCTACTAAATTTCTTATCCCAGGTATTGCATGATATACTTGTGTAGGTGTAGTAAAATTTTCTTCCTTCATTTCTACACTATGATATTTTTGCATGTAGCCAAAACTGTTTAAATGATAATTATCTATTACATCACCGCTGTGACTAGTTACAGGTAATCCCCATCTATTGTTAACAGTGTCCTTTTTTACGTTGTAAGGACACCAGTTATCTTTAAATTGTTCTATCTGTCTTTCTACTTCATATGGATCAAACTTCCATTTGAGCTTAACAACATCACCGAGGTTAGCTAGACTGTTGTATAAACAAGCTCTGGTAATTTCTTCGTTAGTCATTGCGGTTTCCTTCTATTCGTGTTGTATATTATCTTTTTAATGCTAGAACGTTTTGTTTTCTGGCATTCGTTTCAGGTTGACATCCGCACGACCCTGTTTTCTTACAGATAACAGGCACAATAGCTGGTGAGAATTTTTCCTTGAAGTCTGTATCAAAAATATTATACTTAAAATCTAAATTATATAAAGGTTGTCCACACGCTCCCTGCATGTATCCGCTTTTTTCAATATACAGTGTGTCAATACCTAAGTTACATTCCCAGCCATAAAACTTATTAAGGTTATTAAGAGACAAATAATTTTGGTCTACTTGTTTTTTACTACCATCTTCAAATGTAACTGTGGGTAGCGGATGAGTTATTTTAGAACTGCGTATTTTATACCAAAGATTTGATCTAGGACTTTTATAATTTTTTAGAAATTCTTTTTGATCTTCAGTGTATTTCAGTGTTTCGTGATGAACTTCCATTGCAGCTATAGGCCATTTATACTTGCTGGTTTCTAGCTGCTGAATAATTTCTACGCACTTGTCCCATGCAGAAGGATCCATCAGTACTAACGCCACTAGGTCAATCCTTTTTTTGTATAGAATAGATGCTACTTCAATTGTGTGTGCTGTATCCACGTATTCATGGTGGCAACTTAACATTACTTGATCTATATAATGTCCATATTCATTCCACCATCTTAAGGTTCTAGAACCGTTTGTTGATATGCTAATTAAACAGTTGTGTGTTTCTTTAAAGAATTTTACAAATTCTCCAAAGTTTTTCCAGAGCGTTGGTTCGCCGCCGATGATGTGTAGATAAATCTGTTTTTTATTTAAGTTGGTCTTATAATATTCAATAACGTGGCTGAGATTTTCTTTTATTAGATCTAAATCAGGCCACGGATGCGTTCCTGTGTTACTACCAGGAAAGCAATACCAACACTTGTAATTACAAACATTGCTTAAAAATAATTCAATTCTTAAGCGATCTTTTGAAACATTAGAATCGATCTTAATTATTTTCATAATCTACCCAACTCTACAAAAGTTTTTCTAAAATCTGTGCCTCTATTTGCATCAGTTACATTTAAGTATTCAACAAGAGACGGTAACTTGTTAGACCAATCTTCTTCCATCATATACTTAATAATACCTTCCCACCGTTGACGACCATACGAGTTATTTGAAAATTCGTCTGTATTAATTGTCTTTATAAAACGTGTTATTCTATCTGCTGCCATCTGTTTTAATTCCATTGGCAACACACGAATATTTAAATAACTAGGTAGATAGACTAAATGAAGTCCTATAATTCCTGCACCGTAGGGTGCTAGATTGATTTTTTTAAAACCGTTATTCAATTTCCACCCGGCTAATTCATCAATATATAATACATTAAGAGCTTGTACTGCACATGCCAGGTTAACTACTACATTATCACCTGTGTTGTCTAATAGACGTAAATTTGTTTCGATGTCTTTCCACTTAGATGGATAACGAATATAATCATTCTTATCTCCATACGCATCTACACTAAAATTAAATTTGACCTGTTTAAATTGATTCCACAAGTACAGCAATCTTTCAGAAATTTCTAAGCCGTTTGAATTATATCTTAATACACAGTGTCTTGCATTACCACTGTTAACCATAAACTCTAAAATGTTATAATGTTCAGGTATTAATAAAGGTTCACCACCTGCAAAATATAATTCTTTAATGGAGCTGGCTTGTGCTTTCATTGATTCTAAGAAAGAACCTTTCTTATACCAAGTATAATCAAAGTCTAAACTCCAAGTTTGGTCTTTCTTTAGTTCTATATTTTTGTACTTCGGATATTGTATCTTCCAATCCTTTATCCACGAACTACTATCATGAGGACTGCACATTATACATTTTAGTTGGCATAGATTTCCTAATCTAAGATCAAAATAAGGAATGTTAACAGGAAGACTCCCGTCAGCTTTAGTTTGTTCAACTATGCTTTCAAGATCTAATCTCTCTTGCCATACTTTTGTTTCCCATATTCGTTTGCTGTCAATACCGTTCGATTCTTCTACAAAGCATTTCTTGCAGCTTTCGGGAATCTCTCCTCGCAACATCTGAAGTCTAGTATACTTCATCTGCTGAGAATTCCATACTTCTTCAATGGTATGATCACGAAGGTTCATTGTTATGCCATCTTGTTTAACCAAACCTTCTTCTTTACTATCTACTATTCCAGCGCCGCTAGCATTAGCAGTACAGCAAACTCGCACATCACCGTTGGGTCGTGTTGCAAGATGTATCCACGGTAATGGGCAAAATGTTTTGCTCATTTCTTATTCCCAATAATCATATACCTGTCGTATTTAGGTAATTTTAATTCTGCAGAGAACAACACATTTAATTTAGATTGTTTAATAAAATCATTAAGATTAGTAGCACAATTAATATGTTCTTCTAATTCAGAATAATTGTTACTTTGAATTACAATTAAAGAACTCTTAGGAACCAGATCTAACCATCTAAGATATGCTCCGTGGGTAATATGTTCACAACTAGTGTTGATTACAATGTCAGCATTATATTCATAATCTGACATATCAGCAGTTACAGCATTAAATCTTCCTTCGATCTCTTGACGCTTGTTTACAGTACATGCTATTTGCTCACACGTTGGATCAATGTCTAAACTAGTGATGTGTTTAATGCCAATGTCACTATTAAAGAGTAAGCTAGCTAGAACACCGTTCCATCCGCCATGAATTATTATAGTATTATTAGTATTAGTCATAACAAACTTAGATAAGTTTTCAATTAACCAAATTTTACTGTTAACTTGCCCCTTCCAGAAACTTTCTAAGGTGCGATACCGATCCTCGCTATTACGGATAGCGTCCATCCAAAATAAAACATCTTGTATATCTACTTTCATCTTTCAAACTGTTCTTTCAACTTATCAAAACTACCACACTGCTTAGAGCATTCTCTTAAACCCGAGTTAGTCCAACATCCCTGAATTTTATTAAAATAATTGCTGTCAAAGATTTCTTTAAATGACATATTATGCAGGTTAGGGGACTGATTAATTTTAATCTTATAATCAATTTTAGAATCACTAAAATCTGGCAACCATTCTAAATCTAACCAACAACAGGGCGTTACATATCCTGTAGCACTAACATATAACTGATTTTCTTCTTTTGCTTTACAAGTTATAGTTGGCAAAGATTCTTCTTGTGCTATCTTTGCAGGAACAATCATTTCAACGCTTTTCTTTGATGGATAAAGAGTATGTGTTACTTTATAATTTTCATCTACAGCATCAAACTTTCCTTGTTTAAATCTAGTAGTGTGCTTAGATGAGAATGATTTAAATCCTAATGCTCTGCTGACCTGTTGGCAAAGATGTACTTGATGCTCATTGTGTTCGAATACTAACATGTGCCACTGAGCCGATCCGCCGGCCGCAATGAATGCCTTTGCGTTTTCTATAATTTTATTCCAGTCGGTATCTATTCTATAGAGACTGTGCGTATCTTCCATTCCATCAATACCAAATGTAACCTCAACACCTGCTTCTGCAAGTTTTTCCCACCAGTCTTTTGATCTAGCACTTCCGTTAGTGTGCATGTGAAGTATGATATTAGGGTTAACGGATCTTAAATGTTGAAAAATCGCCAGTGTATCTTTAGCAATAATAGGATCTCCTAGATTTCCACACATCATTAAGTGACCTAGCTGACAAATAAAGTCATCACTGAACCATTTTTTAAATGTATCTAAATCAATTTCTTCAAGTTCTAAACCTGTTAAGAGAGGTCCTCCATGTATTCTACGTGGACACATAGGACATCTAGCCTGACACTTTGATGTCACTTCTAAATGAATTGATTTTATATCTTCTAATTTGTACATATTTTCATCTTAGGAATTTTACTGTCTGCACTCGATACACATGTTTCTGTTTTGCAAGGGATAGGAGTTTTAAATAATTTAAACCCTGTATCTATTGTACCTAAAGGCTCATCCCTGCAACTATAACTGCGTTTTACTTCGCCGTCCGGTTCTCTAATAATACAACTTTGATAGCCGCTGTTACACAACCATCCCTTAAACTTATTAAACCCAAAAGCATTAAAACGCTCAGCTTGATCCATGTAGTACTTATTACCTTGATCGTCTGTTAGTTCTATTTGAGTCTGTTCCTCTCCATCGATGTGTTGAGGAAATCCTGTTTGAAGTATGTTTAACTGTTCTTGTGTATAACCGCTGACAACAAAACTAGCAGTGGGATCACTCTGAGGTTTTAATGTTACGTTAATGCCCCTATCAAACAATCGCTTGCATCTATCATAGTATTCGTCAAATCGCTCAGGAACCATTACCTGATTAACTGTGAGAAGAACTCCGTTATTAATTAATTGAAGACACTTGTCTCCAAATTCCTGTTCCTTAGCAAATTCAGCATGGAAACTTGCAGTAATACTACGACGCTGTAGATGATCAGTAACTGTTAACCACTTGTCCCACCATTTGCTGCCAGGACTTAGATTAGTTGTCATGTGTATGCTCTGATATGCCGGCTCTTGGTCGCTTGCATAATGCTCTATAAGTTCACCAAACTGTTTATACGCAGTCGGTTCGCCACCGCTGAAACTAAAATGAAAATCAGTAAAACCATTTTCTCTAGCTTGACGCTTTATCTCATCAATAGTCTTGGTATAAGTTTCAAAACTGCGATGATCAGGTGTATCACTACGAGCATAAGGCCAGCAATACGAACAATTATAATTACAGAATCTAGCCAGTATCCAAGAGACAGTAAACAAACGACGCTCTAAGAGCGTCTTTTGTCCAAAGTGTACAATCTTATCAAACGGTATATTCTGAAAATTGCTCATACAACCAATCAAAATCGTTTATCTTCTTTAGTTCATTTGGATTATTAATGTTTTTAGTACCATAAGCACGGCCAATGTTAGCACCGTGAATAGAATAATCTCCAAATGGTCTGTCAATACCTTTATTGCACCACGCATAGAGACGTTGGTCTGTTTCCTCGTTGTTTTGTTCTCTTATAATTTTACTTGACAGTTTAACACATTCTCTAAACGCACTTCTCCAAGTATTAAACGGATCAGTATTAAATGCTGTAATATTTGAAACATCTGACATAGCTTTAAAGTTTTTCGAAATACTAGTGGTCATGTCAGTCTGAGAAACATCAACTTCTAAAGTTAGTAGCCTAGGTAATAATTTTACACCTCCGTAGCCATATTCTAAGTCGTTAACTGGATTTTTACTGCGCCATACGTGAACTGTTTCTAAGTCCCATTCGTTAGGTTCGTAATCAAAGATAAAAGATGGTAGTATTTGTGCGTCAGCATCAACTACCCAAAACATTTTAGTAAAACATTTTTTTGCTGCGGCTATGTGTGCTTGATGTATGCCCTTAACTCCATCTATTCTTTTAGCCATTGGAAATTTATCTTTGAGCAATTTCCAATTAGACTCTGCATTAGGTTCATTATAACTTATGAATACTATGTCATACATATATCAATCCTTAAAAGGTGTATCCATAACGATTTATATCTTCAATAAAAATTTGTTCAATTATTCCTTTACTGATTTCCGAATAGTATGGTCTATAATCAAAATTAAAATCTTCTACTCCTAATGACCTATCTGTACAAAAATAATCTTGTATCTGTTTAAAATCTTGATTTACAGTTTCTGCTCTTAGTAAAAAATCTACATTTTTCTCGCCGTGCGTTAACCAAGAAGATTGTGTTACAGTTGGATGATACTTATTTGATATTGAGGTACAATGTAGTATACTAGATATGTACGTATCAAACGAAGAAAAATCTAATCCTTCAAATTGTTTTTGTATCTGCTCAACACCTGGATATCCTTCAGGCGGATCTATAGACATAGCATAAGACCACGCAGCCCTAGCCCAAGGATTAACTACTATGCCAATCGTTTTAACGCCTGGATAAATTTCTTCAACTTCTCTTAAAGGTAGACGGCCTTGTTCTATTTCAAAATCTCGTATGAATCTAAATTTAGCATTAGCATCTTCTTCTACCCATTTGAAAACATCCCAGAATCTTATAGGACATCTTGTAGGCATTACTACTGTAAAAAAAGAATCATCAGTTTTAAAAGTTTGGGTCATTAATTATCTCATCAAATAGATCTATAGATCTTGAATTGTAGTAATTATACATTCTTTTTTGACAAAAGTCAATGTTATTTTTAAACCTATCAATATTTTGAATCCACAGTTGTTTGGTCCTAGCATTATTGGTTAGTAATTCTAAATTATTGTTTATGGCCGTTTCTAATCGTACAGCAGGATCGTCAATAGTGTCGTAGCTGTGATCAATAATGTCATCAAATACATCCAAACCCATATTTCTTAAAAATTGAAGACTGCCTTTGCTGCATAATAAAATAGGGAATGATGCTCCATAGACACTGTTTAATGTTTTTTCTGTGAGATTAAAACAGTATTCAGTGTAGCTTGTTTCGGATATGATTTCTACAAATGTATCTCTGTAATAGTTACTTAATTTGTTTCTAAAATTAGAAACGTTGTCATTGTTATAATTGTCATAGATTTGAAAATCATCATTGAGCAACAGTGTAGAAGATTTAAATTTTTGAAACCCTTCTACATATAATTCAGGACGAGATACTGTCCAGTTGGTGTAAGAAAATAGATCGTCAATTTTATCTTTAAACATACAGGATATCAAACCACTGTCTTGTATGTTTAAAGCATATAGATATGATACTAACATAGCTCGATGAGCTCGTTTGTTTCTATTAAGACTTAAAAAAGTATACGAGCTGTTGAGATTTTTAGCTAATACAGGTTCTAGTTTTTGATATTCCCGTTGATGATTTGTTATGTCCCCTCCCCAGGGTACAATTTTAACATTCGGGTTTACTAGATACTTTTCTAAATTTTCTACAGAGGTTAAAATTATAAACTTCTTATCACTGTAAAAATCTACCATAGTTGAAACATATTCAACTATAGTGGGCAATTTGTTATTCCAAAAATTAAAATCTCCGGATGTTAAATGATCTTTAATTCCTAATATTACTAGATCTGATTTAATTGCGTTAGTTAACTGACTTCTATAATACAACTCAGTTTCGTGTTGATAACCATTTTCGTCAGGACGCTGACCAATGTATACAGGATCTATTGCAGCTGACCAACCCGTGTAATGCGGGTCTATTGCAGCTGACCATATGTATATTGAATCTTTAGGGCGTTTTACTTTTGAAGTTAATTCAACGAACAATCGAAAAGTAAAAGAATCGCCAGGAGGACGTTTTAAGATAATCATTTAGGCGGCCATATCTTCTCATGAGCATGTCTATAATAGTAATTATAGTCTGTGTCAATGCCGCACAAGATAATATGGCTGCTTTTGGTTTCGTTTTTAGGTGTTGATGCTACTTTATCTTTATAGAGGAAATAATCACTATCTCTATTAAATTCAAATATGTATTTTTTAAATGCCAATTTATGTTCAGCTACAGTATTTCCTATAATTTCATCTGTTCCTACAGCAGCAACTCTCCAGTCCTGATAATCATTGCTGTTGAACCACTGAAACATATTTTCTTCAAGGAACCGTTTTACACTTATATTAGGATCTGCAAAAAAGCACGGAGTATACTGCCATAATACACAGTGTAGATTTCTATCGTGTATCCAATTAAAGCCCATCCACCAAAGAAAATCAAAAATAGTCTCGACTTCAAACTTATTGTATATTAAAGACCTTACTACTTTTTTATACATATATTGACCATAGTTGACATCCTCATACTCACTAAAAAATTTAATTAGAATGTCAATGTTCTGCTTCCATGGCTTTAGGTAATAGTTTGGGAAACGTTTTTCAAATTCATAAAACATTATAGTAGCAGAAAGTGTGTCAGCAGCATTTCCGTCTACATAAAGATTGTCGTGAGAAAAATTTACTTCTCCCGAAAAGAATTTATCAGTTGATACTGTAGATATTTTGTTATGTATGAACTGTTCATACATCTGTTGATTTTCTTCTATACTATAAGAATTTAGAACAACTATTAATTTTTCTAAACTTTGCTTTTGCCAATTCTTTAGTATAGAAACGAGTATTACAGTAGAATCTATCCCGCCGCTCCAAAATAGATATACATTTTTAAATCTATCTAACTTAGACTCTAATTCTAAAGCCCTAGAATCAGTTATAGATGAAAAGTCTAGCTTTCTTTTAATCTGTAGATTTGGTAAAAAGCTATATATTGGATTTTGAGAAACTTTGTAGAAATAGTTTTCTCTATTGAATCTTGGATACACTGGTCCTAAAAAGTGTACACCAAAAAGTATATCCGATTTAAGATCTTTGTCTAGACTAGATAATATTTCATTTCTATGCTCTGATGTATGCAGTAACATCAAAGGGTTTATATAATAAAAATCAGTTGCCATTAGAGGCAACTGATTCTTAGTCTGTTCTACATAGATGAACTTTTCTAGCATTCAACCTTAGAGTTCTCTTGATTTCTTTTCAATTTTAGCAAAATTGTTGTATGCTGCGTGATCTGCAAACTCTTTAACAACTACCGGGTCTGCTACAAATGCATTGTATGCAGCTTCGTCAGCAAAAGTCAATGTTGTTACAGTTGTAAGATTATCGGGTTCCTCTATAGAAATTGAGCCGTTGTGCTGTGTAATAGCTGTTCTATATGCCGCTGAAAACTGATACCAAGGCACATCTGGGCTTAGTCTTTCTTTTTTAGTTTGTATTCTGAAACTCATGATTGTATCCTTTAAAATACTGTTGTTCTAATATTTATCTAGAATAGTTCATTAGCCTGTGTAAAATTACGTTTACAGGTTCTATACTATTAATATGCTCTACTGCATGTCCTGCAAAAATTAATCCGTTTTTTGAAGACTTTATGCCCTCTTTTAAAGAAGCTGTATTATTGAGATTATCTAATGATAGCTTGTTAAAGACTAGCCCGAGTTGGTTTAATCTAGGGTCAACCCTAGAAAGATCCTTGTTAGTCGATGCTATAATACGTTCTTTTGTTTGCTGGCTTAATACGCTTTCTTCAGCCGCTGCAAAAATCGTACCGCATCCAACTGCTACTGCACCTGATTCTAAATAGTACTTGACCTGTGCAGCAGTTCCTATGCCTCCCGTAGGTACTAGTAATGCTTCGGGTGTTTTTTCTCTGTGATAGTCAAACAGCTCTCTAGTTGAAGCTGCTCCAGGGCGGCCAGCGCCGTCATTGCCTTTTATAAAATAGATCGCATTTCTAACTTTAATTTCATTAAAATTATCCCTTAGTTGTATTCTTCGACAGGACAATTCGTTAAGAAGTTTATCAGTTATACCGCGCCATTCTTTTCTAACAGTATCAGATATTGCAGGGTCTTCATTTTCATATCTTAATAGATGAGAGATCTGTAAATCTTTTATAGTATTAACTAGCTTTTCGTTAAGTAAAGATCGTTCGTCTACACCTAAAATGAGATCGGAGCTGCCTGTTGCATCAACAAAGCAGTGTAAAGCATTAATAATACCATTGTCTGAATCATAACAATAACCGCTAATGCTAGGGAATCCCCCAGCCTTGCTTATTGCAATAGCTAGGGTCTCCTCAGACACCTGATTCATTAATGCTGCTACTATAGGGTAGCGAGAATTAAACAGGCTGCGGTTCTGCTGTTTTGCCCCAGGCAAATCTATTCCAGACTCGTTCGTGTACATAATAAAGCACAATATTCATTACAGTTGCGATTGTTAAGAATGCCGCAGCAGTCTGCCATGAGCCTGTTAGTAGATATGGAATAAGGAAATTATTTGCAGTAATTACTGCTCTCCATGTTACTGACTTACTAACTGTTCTAGGATGTCCGTCAAGGAACATTAAACCATCCTTGGGCTTTCTATTAAACTGAAAGAAATTCCATGCACGTTCGTGTAACCAAAATAACAAAAGATTCACAACTGCTGCCACACCTACGATTTGTGCGCCCAACACCAGAGACCCTGTTACTATAAATCCGTTAACCAAGTGGCTGCATGTAAACATTACTCGTGCTGTTATTGCTTTTGCTATACTTCTCTTTTGTACTTCGTTCATCTTTTCCAATGTCATTCTCCTCTTAAAGTTTATAAAAGCCGGTTGTATGGGCGGCCAAGCCATTCTCAATATTATTATCTATCATATATTCAGAGCTTGAGTTTTTCTTTATATAGTCAATTACAGATAGATAATTGCCGATCTGAGTTTTTGATGCAGACTTCCAAAACCATTCGTCCATAGGTCTAACTACAGCAGAGTTTGGTTTTTCTGGGTCCCATTCAATTTTCAAATCGGGCGAATAAATTATAGAATGTAATAATGGTCTAAATGTTCCGATGTGTTTTTTCATCGAGCTCATAATTTGAGCTTTAGCTGTTGAGCTAGTTTCGCAGTATGCTTTAATCAGTTGTGCCTGTTTAACAACAATATTTGGTAGATCAGGTGTCCAATAAAAGAATTCTGTATGATACAAATTATTAAAAATATCGCCCATCGTATAATCTACCGGTGGAGAATGCATAGCTGATACATCTGAAAAATATGCAAAGTAATCAGAACCGTTAGAGTGAACCAATGGCTTATCAACACCTAGTATCTGTGCGCACGATTTACCCTGCATACACAAATTAAGAATATGCGGTTCGGTCACTTGTGATATCTGTCTACCAATCCCCGAAGGACTAATATTTGTTCCCATAGGCATTTCATCAAACCAATTGTCCTTTGCTAGCAAATCTAACAGGGGTTTAGCAAAATCCTGATATCTAATCTTAGTATTAGGATGTAAATTTAAATTGTTTAATGTAGGTACTGCTTGGTACTTAATTTCACTGTAGATATTTAGATTACTTTTATCGTTAACATCAGAATATTGCTTTACTTGAGGCTCAGGCCATTGCATTACAATTTCATCTAGAAAAATATTGTTATCTATAAATGTTTTTAAAATATTAGTACTGTCTGCGCCACCGCTGAAGTACAAAACAAGATAGTCATATTTTTCTCTAAGCTGTCTAGCTCGCAGAGCATATAATAAATCTAGAGATTCTAAAACTGGTAATGTCCAATCAATTTTACCGTAAATGTCGTTGTTAAAAACCCAATCGATCTTATAGCCAGTCTTATTGCTCTCTAGCAGAGCTAGAGTTTTATTATAGAACTTTTTCCATCCTACACGATAATATCCCAGTCTATCATTTAGCATATTTTAGACAATAAATTTTTTCTTCTATTTTCTGCCAATTAGGATTAGAATCTAATTCCACAGCTGAAGCATTCATATTAGCAGAACAATCTACTTTTGTCAAGACATTTATGTTAGGGATTTCGCTTAGTGCTTCGTAACCCAAGGGACGTATTTTCACACATTGATCCCAGGCTAGTCCTAAAACGTAAATATTTTTTATATGCGGGTTGAGCGATAGATAATATTCCAATTCCCATCCCCACCACATGGCTATCTGATACTGACTATCATTTTGATAATTCAATATCATTGGATCTGTATATTCATTTGGAAATCTGTTATCTTGATGCCTATGTACATTGTGAACTACTGCTAGATCTCTAATTTTCCTAGAGTTTTTTTCATTATCAAAAAAATCTCTATAATTATTGTACCAGAGTCTATTTGATAAAAATTCATTCTTACAGTTATATGAAGCTAGTGCAACTGTTTTAATATTTTGATTAGTTTCTAAAAAATTTATGATGTTAGAATATACAACTTCTGAAACAGATGCTTTTGACCCCATGTGCCAGCAGTCAATTAGTATTGCTAAACTAGGTTGATCAATCATTCAAAATGTCTCACAACATCTGGAAAAGTTTCTCTCCAGTTTAATTTTCTAATTGGATCCCATTCATTGATATGACGTAGCATGTGTTGAGGATCCATAACAGGAAGTTCTTTTAATATTTTGCTTACAGCATGATCTTCACCTAATAGTTTCCATATTTCTTCACGCAAACTCATAGGTGAGCAACCGATATCAAGAGTTCCTTCGCCTCTTATAAAGTTACAATTAATTTTTCGTCCTGCATAGGCGCCTCTTTGATGAACATCAAAATTATTATCTAACCATTCAACTAGCTCTAGTATGTAGAGCGCATTCAAAGGTATAACGCAGCAATTAATATGATAATCAACATTTGAAGGCGCTTCGTCTCTAAAACGAATAACGTTTCTAGCCCACTTGTCCCATTTTAAGGGCCATCGTATATAATGAAATCTATCACCAATTCCGTCTGCGCTTAGACCAATCTTTACTTCTTTAAATTTTTCCCATAACTTTAAAACATCGTCATCTGGAAAAATACTTCCGTTAGTAGTGTAGCGAATAACAACATCAGACGGATTTTCTATCCTGTTTAAAAATTTTAAATGAGTGTCTGTTAATAACGGTTCACCTCCCCAGAAGTGAAATTCTTTTACTGTGGAAAAATCTACACTAGACTGGATTAAATCGATCTTAGAATCAATCTGTGTTTCCGGTTGTATATGTTGATAGTTTTTATCTCTGTTAGCAACTTCGTTGCGCCATAGACTGCTTTGATACGTTCCACATTGTATACAGGCTGCATTACAAGTAGTATCTAAAACTATTTCTAGCTTGTGTATATCACTTCCTATACCATCGGGTATGTCTTTATTATTAAATGCTCGATGGCTTTGTCCTTTGTGTGTTTTTTCTTTTAGCTTACACTTACTGCAACCTGGTAGGAAATCTTGATCTGCATTAATAAAAATTTCTCTATGCTTTTTATAGTAGGTTGGATGAAAGGGTAAGTAATGATCGTATAAACAGCAAGGATTAAAAGTTAAAGAATTAGACTCGCCTGGTATTCTAAAACTTACAGCGTTACTAAGTGCTTTACAAAAAGTGTTTTGCTTGCTCATTGAAGTCGAGTATTGCCGTAATGAATAACAGTGCAACCAGGAATATCATTTATTGTTCTCCAGGGGTCTAGTATAACGCTGCCTGGCTCAATATAAAAATAAAACTGTTCTGGTTTAATATCAACTCCAGTTCCAAAATAAGTAATAGCAGGATTATGTGCCATTAATATTACTGCGCGACCTGACCATGAATCATCAGTTAGTGGATCTGCATAAAATACTTCAACACCTTCTGCTTCAACAAAGTGACCAACTAATTCAGAGTAGCTACCGATGGTATAAGGTACATATGGCTTGTATGCACGACCGTGAATTACAACTGGTAGTTGATGTTCTTTAGCTAATGCAACAAGTTTAAGCGCCATGTTTTTAGCCTGTCGATCTCTGCTGTGCATAATAGCGTGGAATAAATCATAGCCTAGATCCAAACGTTCCGCTAGATAGCGTAGTGCAATATTATCTCTAGGATGACATGCGCCAGCATCTCCCATACCTGCTGTTAAGTATCTAGGTCCTGTAATACGCTGTGTAGCTGCCTTAAGCGCATCTGTTACTACATCAACATTGATATTACCATTTTTTTCAGCAACGTCTTGAATCATATTAACAAGGCCAATTTTGGCAGAAATGAACGTATTGTAAAAAATCTTAATGGCTTCAGCTTCGTCCCATGTGCCTACATTGATCTGCGGATCATTCTCCATTATAGGTTTATAAAAATCTATGAGTAAACCAGCATCGCCTGTTCTGTTGCCGTCTTCTGTTCCGATGATTAGGCATTCTGGATTTACCATATCCCATTTAACAGAGCCCATAGCAATAAGGTATGGGTTATAAATGAATCGCGCATTAGTTATTTTAGGGGCAAGATGGGCTCGCACTGTTCCTGGAAGAACTGTTGAAATTAATACAACCAGCTGATTCTTGTTTACATACCGATTTATTTCTTCTAGCACTTGCTGAACAATACTATAATCAAAATCTTTTGGAGGCATTTCAGCAATTGGTTTACTGCCGCCGTATTCAGGATCATGTGGTGTTGGGACTGCAACGAAAATAAGATCTCGTCTGTTCACTGCTTCTTGAATAGAATCTAACATAGGTATTTCAGCAGCCGGATCTTTGATTATATCATATCCAACTATGTCATAATGTTTACCCATAACTTCTGCACACGGCAAGCCAAGTTTACCACAACCAATCATTGCTATTTTCATTTTTTAGTCCTTGTTCTTTTATTTAATGATTACTTTTCTAAAGATCGATACTTCTGAAATACCGTAGAATACAATAAATTTTTATTTTATGTTTTTTGACATATGAGAGATCCAAATGTCAATACCTTTTCTAGATGGATGATTATCAAGACCGTAGCCAAATACATCTCGTTGATATTCACTCTGTATCCCTTGCTTCTTGGCAATACTATCAACTACAAAGATATTTGATTTTGTCATTTTCTGCATGGCTTTCGAAACATCATGGGTAACTGAAAATATTGTTGGTGTGTGCGTTGTATCAATAAGACTGTAAAATGATTCGCAGCAAACATTTATATAAGCATACTGTCTGGCTAAAGAAATATTAACATCTGAACAGCCGCCTGTTAAATTAATACGTGTTTTAAATTTCTTTCCAATTTCATTTAAATTAAAATAGAAAAAATTAATTAGAGTTTCGTTAAATGCCTTGTAATCAGAGTCTTTAAATATTGGATAATAAGGACTAACATTACCAAAATTTATTTGAGGTATTACATCTCTCATTGGCTCTGTTTGAATAACTAATATTTTCTTTTTATTTTCTCTTAAACTCAATGTTGTTTCTGTTTGAAGATAATCCATTAATGAAATTAGAGAGTTCGAATTAGATGATCCGCCTTTGGAAAAATTCTCAACGCTGTTAAAATGTTCTTGCCATTTTTCAGAAAAATAATTATCTCCCTGCGTTGAATGTAAGGTAGTTTCATCAGGTAAAGTCCATGCTCCTCGACCCCAACTATCTCCAAATACAACTAGATTATGATTATTTTTTTTCATTATAATTTTTTCCGTAAAAAATCATAAACATATTTATAATGTGATTCTTCTGACGGATGTATCTTATCTTCATAAAAGGTTAAATTATTATCTCTACAGTATTCGTATATACCTTGAGTTTGATTCCAAAATATCCATTGATTGAAATCAATCATATTGTAAAGCGGTGTTATATTTCTATAATAATCTTTTGTTAAAATATTACCTGTAGGAAATTTCATTATTTCCATAAAAGTTTGATTAATTAATCGCACCCCTACACTTTTACAAAACCATTGTAATCTTAAAAAGTTTTCATAAGATTCGATAGCAAGAGCTTGCGGAGAAAAATATCTCAACACTAGATCTTTTTTAAATTTATTAATATTTTCGTTTGCAAAAGTACAGCTAGCAGAACCTGACAAATATCCATCAGCTGTTGGTAGGCTGTGTTTATTTCTTACGTTAGGTTCATTGTCTAAGAAATTAACAGGATTAGGATGATCGTTGAGGTTGTTAATTAGCCTTTCATAGTTAATTGTCTCAGTATCAATAAAACAATCTTTTCTATCAATACCAGACCACATAACAGCAACCATTATATCGTTAGGGTCGATTCCCTTATCCAGTAATAACTGAGTTTGATATATAGAAGATTTAGCTATCCAATGATTACCCGAGCTACCCTGACCCCTATTAAATAGCTGTAGGTTTAACGCTTCAGCTAGATAATGCGGCCAGCGCATACCGTGATTATCAGAAAAACTACAACCAGATGTTACTAGATATTTCATTCTTATAACAGTTTGTATATTTCAGGAAATTGCACAGGTCTAATTTTATCCAGCATTCTGAGATAGTCTTTTGTTTGATCCAGCATGTCAGACCAGTCTTCACTCATCATAAAATCTACGATTGCAGACCATTTTTGTATCTCTGGATTATTAGGATGCTTAGCCATGAATGTGTTTAACTTTTCAGCCACACGTTTTTTTGATTCTAGTGGCAAAACCTTGGTGCATAGATACTTTGGCCAGTGCAGTGTTGCTGTATGGAACGGAGATGACAGTGTTCTCTTACCAATCTTCTTATAATCTTGGGCCCAGATCCATTCTGCAAACTCTGGCAGATAATTTACATTAAGAGCCTGTACAGTACAATTGATATCTAGTATAATATCACCGCCAGTTGTATTATCATAGATTCTTAGATGCTTTTCTATATCTTCCCACTTGGCAGGATAACGAATGTAACTGTTTAGGTCTTGATGAGCATCTAGGCTCACCATGATATGAGCTTTCTTAAAGTGTGTCCATAGTTCCAACAATTCTTCATCCAACATTGTTCCGTTAGTATGATAACGAATTTCAACATTTTTAGCATGATCGATCTTAACAAGATGTTTGATAAGTTCTTTATGCTGTTTGATGAGTATAGGTTCTCCGCCGCCGAATATTAGATCTCTAATATTATGCGCAGATTCATAAAAGCTATCCCAAAATTTTTGATTCTTATACCATTCAAATTGTTCTATAACAATGTTACTTTTGTGTTTCCAGTCCCATTTAGCTTCGCTTGTTAGATTTTCAGCAAGGAATTTTGAATCATTTAACCATTTGCTGCTGTCATGAGGCCTGCACATTACACACTGTAAATTACAGGTATTTCCTAGTCTAAAGTCAACACTAACAATACCGCTATCAATAGAACCGTCATCGTTTGTGTCAGCAACAATTTTCCTTAACTCATGTAATTTAATAGGACTCCAATTATTTGCCCAGACTTCGTTTTCATTCTGTCTATGGCTTTTAATTCCTGCTGCTTCTTCCTTATAACAATTCGTACAATAAGAAACCTTTTCGTCTGATAGCATTTTTAATCTTGCATCTTTATACTGTTCACTGTTCCATACTTCATCCCATGTCATATTGTTTAGATTTAATTCTTTAATAGGAGAAGCCACACAGCATAACTGCACAGCACCATTAGTCTGTGTTGCACAGTGAATCCATGGCATGATACAGAATGTTTTTGAGTTTCTAAGTTTTTCAAAAAGATGAGACATTAATTATTCTCCGTGCAAACAGCTATATAAATCGTTTTTAAGTTTGTCATAAATCTTGTATTCCCAATTCTGTTTTAGGACATTATAATTATGATTAAAAATTGGTGCCATTTTAATCATTGTATTTCTTAATTCTTCATTTGATAGACTGATAAACTTTTTAACACTATCAACTGCTTTATACAATCTTTCTTTATCGTCGTCAATCAAATCGTAAGTCTCGTCAATAAACTCACCGAATGTTTTATAACCTAGATCTTGCATTAATCTAAGAGTGCCAGGTCTTGCAAATGCTACAAATGGCTGAAAAAATATTATAGGTTTAAAAATCTTTTCGCTTAGAAATAGAGTATCCTGACCCTGTGCTTTATTTTCAAAGAAAGTCTCAGTAACAATATAAAGATAGCTTGAATAATATTTTTCTACATTACCCCATTCGTTAGCAGCAGGGTTATCGACTTCTGGATTAATATTATCATTATATGTCAAAGGAAGACTGGGTTTAATTTCTTTCTTGTATTTGTCTGAAAGTTCCGGATACTCATTTAAGAAATTTTCTTCTACCCAATTTTGATACCAGTCACTATAACTTCCTTTTAAGGCGCAGGTTAAAATTCCCTGATCTCTATTATCAAATAAACTCGAAACAACTGCGTATCTATGAATTGAAGGACGCCTATTTAAACATATGAATTTATTTGATCTAGGTGTCTCTATTGCTTTTACACTTCTTTCGTAATGCTCGTATGTTGAATAATTAGAAAATATTTGCTTTTCCCAGGTATTAAAAACTATTGTTTTAAAAGTTTTGTGTGGGAAATAGTTAGCTGAAAGAAAAACAATATGCTCATTGTCAAGTTCAAATTTTGTCTTTAAAATGAAGGCTAGGTTATCCCACCAAGACCATGTCCAACCTTCAAAGGGACATATAAGTAGAATTTTGCACTGGCCTTGCTTGACCTTTTTAATTATCTTTTTACTGATTGTTATCTGATTAAAAATTTCAGAAACTTCCCATCGACTAATAGCTATTGGATAAAAGAATTTTTCAGATTCAGGTATTGCAGTAGTTTTTTTAAAAATTTGATCAAAGTCAGACCATAGCGCATATAAGCCGGTCGGTTCCCAGCCGTCTGTTAAAAAATTTATTATTAAATCTTTTTTAAACCCGTTTATATAAAAAATTTGATCAGGCTCATATTCAAGATATAATAGTGTGCGCAACTTATCCTGCTTTTTCATAGCCGTTCAATAAATCTCTGATGATCTGTTCTAGCAGGATGCTCGTATACTGTTTTAAAAAACTTACTTTGATCTGGTGAGAGTATTTCACCTATAGGAACATTTAGATTTTCGCTGAGTTCTCGGCCAAGGAATTTAATTCTAGCATCCATTACATCTTCGTCCATGCCTTCAAATTCTTTTGACCATAAATCGTTTAGATATTCGAAATCGCGAACGTTAACATAATCCCAGTCAGTAAGCATTGTTTTAAAAAGACCTTCTCTGGCTCCTAGTATTGCCCATTTGCCGTACTCAACATCGGCGCCTACCATAGTCCATATATAGAGCCAATGCAAACAACGCCAATGGTTTTTTAAAAACTCTTCTTTTGTGGGTTTAATTCCTCTATCAAGAGCTAGCTTAACACCTTCGCGGAATCCTGCTCTCCATGCCTGTGCAGGATTAGCATTGTTGTGTACATCTGAATAGCAACTGTTCATTTGTATATACTGCACATCCCAACAAAAATCTACCTGAGCATGTTTGTTTTTGGGATCTGCTGCTTCATGCGTTTTCATGTTTAACACAAATTCTTTTGGCCAACATTTCAATCCGCCATTACCGTACATTAGTCCGTTGATAACATTTCTGCCGCTCCAACTAATCACACAATTAGTAAGATCATGATGCTCTTTAAAATCAATTTCTTGATTTAAAAATTCTTCTCTGACAGTATTATCACCGTCAACAGTAATAAATCTATCAGTTTCACTTAGCCTAGCGCAGGCTTTGTGTGCAGCATCACTGCCTTTAACACCGTGTACACGTTTAGCCCACGGAATCTTTTTACAGAGGTCTGCGTAATTTTTTTCTGCATTAGGTTCATCATAGCTAAGGTATATGATGTCATAGTCAACAACTTTAATCTTGCTCATTCTAAAATCTCATGTGAATAGGTTTCAAAAAACTTTGCGGTATACACACTTACGTCGGTGCGATCGCTTTCCCATTTGTACTGATACGGATATCTTTGGACCTTATTAGCTAATAATTTAGTTAAAGAAAAATCCATAGTTCTATAAAGAACATTAGGGTCATGTTTAGCAGTTACACTAAAATATAAAATATCATGACCTATATAATTTATCATCTCAAGGCTTTTCTTTGTTTTTCTTCCAAGATATATTTCCCAGCAGCCTATTAAATTATTTTGAACAACGTTTACGTCAATATCTCTTTCATCTAGAGTGTTTGCCTGATACAGTGATTTTCCAATTAATACCTTTTGTCCATTAGAGATATGTACGCTCGGTGTTAACACAACTTCATCATCTAAGACTTCTGACTTAGCAGTTAATTTGTTATTACGTTCTATGAATGAAAATTTTGTAAGTCTATTTGCAATTTCATCATAATATAAACCTTCGTATCTAGATGAATAGAATAATATAGACTTTTCATTTGGATTAACATTTAACTTCTTGTCCACAAACAGGTATAATTTATTGTTATCCAGTATCTTATCTCCGGGAGATAAAATAGAAACAAAACTCAAATACTTGTTTGAATCAGCATAAAGAAAAACGTTTTCTTCAATAATATCAAGATACTCTAAGTCAAAAGGCTCATTTTCTGCTACGTCTAATTTGTATCTATAAACAGTATTATGTGCCCAAACGTGTTGACCCTTGAAATGTGGCAATTCTCTATACCAAACATCAACATGAATTCCTTCATATATGGGGTCAAAACTTGTTTTATATTCAACGAAATGATTTACACTTTTAATATCTGGTAGAGAAACGTTTGCTACAAATAATTCTGATTTGGTTGTATCAAATTTAACAGACTCAATATTTTCCAATAGTTTATAAACATTGTTTTTATACCAAACTAAACTATCCTTAAAATGTCTACTACCGGAAGTCCATAAAAAAACTTCAACTCCGTCATAGATATTGTCAAAAATAATTGACGATTTATCTCCTGCTTCATCTGTTGTTGTTCTAACAACTGGTAACCGATGAAGTCGAGACTCAATCTTGGTAAGATGTTCTTCGTATGTTATTTCTCTAAGTGCTAGTTGCTTTAATGCAACATCATATTCAACAATAAAGTTCTCAGAACTCTTTGTACCGTTAATAATTTCAGCAACACTGTCATGCTGAACTTCTAGTGTTGCAAGCGTATCATCCGGATCTAGTTTATTTGCTATTTTTACTATTTTTCCTGTAAGAGGATCATAGTAAACATAAGAAACACTTGATACTGTTACCTCAATGTTTAAGGATTTTAAGAAGTCAGAAAAATTAGACATGAAGGTAATTCCTATATCTTTCTATAATTTCAGGAGTAACGAAGTCTTTTTCAGTGTAGTGCAATATACCAGACTGAGAAAAATTTCCAATTTTAATTTCACAGTTTCGATTAATATATACTCCGAGACAATCTTGCCATTTTTCAGGAGTTCTATTCCAATTTTGAATATAAGGCTTCATGTGAGTAAATGTAGGAAAACTTGCATACTTGTTAGTTATTGATTCGTCGCAATCTAAAATTTTAGCAACAATCGCTGCGCTTACATCAACGCTAACACGACCAGGATAGTTTTCTTTTACATACATTCCGTAAAATAATTCCCAGTTTTGCATAACAAGTTCTAGCCAAGTATAAAATTCTAATGCTAGATCACTTTTTTCAAAATAGTGAAGGCCGCTGTATAGATTAGGAAGATTGTTGGCTGTAAATGCTTTTCTATAATAGTCACTAGTAACTACTTCACCTCGGTATGTAAATACCTTAGATGTAAAATATAACTTATAGTTTTCTAAAAATTTCCACCAACTTGTTATATCCTGTAACACAAGCATATCTGTATCTAACACCATTGTCTGATCATATGGTGTAGCATGATATAGTTTCCATCTGTTCTCAATCTTCCAGTCAACTGAAGCTGCATCATCATTAAAAGGAATAGGAATTATTTTATCAAATAGATGTTTGTACACGTCAGGAACTGCGTCATCTGTAACTATACTAATATCTGTGTTAGGGTTAGTAACCTTTAAGCTCATTGCTAATAGGCAGGCTTGCTCAACGTAATCAACAGTTGAGTTATTTTGAGCTAAAACTAAGATTCCTTTAGACATTTTTCATTTCCGCATCAATAATACGTTCAAGACTAAACTTGTTCATAACATGCACATTTTGTTTTTCTGTCTTAAGCATAGTATATTCGCCTAAGTGATCTTTTTTCTCTACTAAAAAAATCATAGAATCGTTGTCTAATCTCTGTAAAACATCTCTATCAGTGGTGTATAGATGCTTGCCTGGGAGAGGTGCTACAAAAGAGCCTTTTGCAAAACCATTCATAATATGAACTGCTATACTAAAAGCAAAGTCATTCCTAAAAAGACTAGATTCAACCTGATACAATCTTCTGTAATGATTCCATTCTTGCTTAATATGTCTAATTAAATCAAAGAATACTTCATTCTCCGGGGTCTTTCTGAAGAAAACTACAGTAGCCCAATAAAAATCAATCGTATAATCACTTATATGTTCAAATTCAGTATGGTCTCTATGATCTGCTAGGTCATACGATTCCTTAAACAACATGAGATCGTGCTGCATATCAAAACACTTTAGTAAAAGATCATTGCAAATAATATAATCAGTATCCATTAACAGTGTTTCGTCATATGGTGACCAATTGTATACGCCATCGCGCATGTCATTCTTAAAAGGAGCAGTTTTATGAGAAAGAGATCCGTCAAAAAATGCTCTATTATTTTTTGTTTCCATGTACTCAACTTGAATAATTTTATCAAATACAGAAACATCAAAATTTGATTGTAGATAGTTAAAACTATCTGTAATAACCGTGGTAGGTAAATCTAAGTATTCTTTTATTCTTTTTGCTAAAAACACAGCCTGCTTAACATAATCAAGCCTGCCATTATTTCGAGCAAATAAAACAACACCTCGTGTTTTATTCATAGTTAACTAGCTTCTCTACTGATCTATTTTTTCTTAAATCTTCATACTTGGTATGATAATTGTTGGCTGCTGTAAAATAAGTGTTTAAAATGTCAGCATAAAAGGATTTTAAATCTCCAATTTTAGCAGGTATGTCGTTATCATCTGTTAATACGACATCAGTATCGTTGCCGCGATCAATCAGCAATCCAACAAACGTAATTAATTCTTTTGTAACAGTAAATTGGCAACCACTGTTAAAGTATAATAAGTCTTCAAAAAATTTCTCTTTGATTACTCTTTTTTGATTGTTCAGCGTAACCATATAGTTGCTGAATTTGAGAGCTTTATCTAATCTTTCGTCCACAAGAACCTCCAAGGATTTTAATTATATAGTCAGTTTACGGATTGAAATCGTGAGAAACTGAATATGCTACTCATTAGTGTAGCATATTTTCTTAAAAATGCAATATTAAATTGCTATGAGATTGGTTACTACAGTGCCAACAGGTGGAGTTGCAATAGTAACAGTGGTATACGAAGTTCCGTTAATAGTTGCGGTACCTTCAGGGCGGATAAGATTCGCACTTACAGTGAAGTTTCCAAAAACACCTTCGTCAATTCCTTCAGATTGATTATCAGCTAGGTAGACTCTAAACTGTATCTGCGTTCCACTGGTTTGTAGTGCATATACTTCAAATGCGTTTCCAGTGTATACCGATGCATAACCCCTATACAACAGTTGATATGAGCCTGTTAAATTATAATTACCTATAGATGAACCAGTTCCGTAACCTACAGTGCTGTAAGTACTGTTAGCAGCAAAAGATATTGATCCAATATTAGATAATAGCTGTGCCCAACGCTGTGTTTTTGCATTAGGCTGAGTTCCACTTTGAGCACTTGAAATTCTTACTTGACCGCCGGCATTAAAAAATTGTCTGCGGGTTTGTTCGGAAGTAAAATTTACAGTGAAAATAAAAGACAGTGTAGTATTCCACGGTCCGTTACCAAATTCGTTTCTAGTTCCGACTACAGCAAATCCGGCAGCATTTTTTAGAGGTTCAAGAGAAGCTTGTGTAGACTCAAAAATAGAAAACTTATTAGTTTCAATTGTGGTCATTAAACTTTCTAAACCTGTAATATAAGAATCTAATACCTTATCGGTACTGGCACCGTTGGTATTATAACTTCCTACAGGAAAAGGTTGCTGTGTAAATGCTGCCGATCCTATTTGATGAATTCTAGCACGAACCATATCAATATAAAGATCCCTATACTGTTCGTTTTCAACTAGATTTACAGTAGTAGGATTGGTTGCGTAATTACCAACAACATTTGAAGGTGTAGTTAGGGTTTGACCATAGCCAGACTGAGGAGTGGAAAGCTGAGAAGCACCTAAAATAGATGCTATTCGTCCTCTTAAATTATTAAATCTAGTAGCTGTAACTAACGTTGGCATATAAAAAACCCCTACAAGAGTATTTATGTACTCTTGTTTCTAAGAAATTATTATAGGGCAACGTCAACAGTGTATGTTGGTTGATCTACGTTAACTGCTGTTCCTGTCGCTCTAACATGCTGCAAAGTGCATATTAAGCGACCATCAACGTTGTTATCTACTGGAGGATCTATTGAGACATCGTTTAATTCAATTCTAAATTGAATAGTATTAGACGACGGTGCTCTTGCTTGTATAGAGAAGACGTTACCTGCATAAACTCCGCTGTAGGTTCCGCCGCCAACTTTAGTAAAAATCGTCTGATAGGATCCTGTAAGGCCGTAATTGCCAATTGCTGAGCCGATACCCGAGCTAGTTGGAAATGTTGCGTTGTAATTAAAAGTTACAGAACCTATTTCAATCATCAATAAGTTCCAATCTTTTCCTTTGTCTGCAAGTGCTCCGCTGTTATTTCCGCTAAATCGTATGCTGCCACCTGTATTAAAAAAGTGTCTGCGATGATCAGCGTTGTTAAAATTAACGGTAATCTCTGTAAAGACTATACCGTTCCATTGAGCAGTTCTTTGAACTACTACACCTGCTTCTAATGTAACTTGAGAACTGTGAGCTAAAAACTTATCGGACTCAATTGTATTCATTAAAACTTCATAATCGATAATACCTTTCTTAGATCCATCAGGATCTACTAAAGTAATACCGTCATTACCAACAGAAAAACTTGTGTCTTCAGCAATAATATTTAAGTTGGAAATCAATTCGGCGATTTCTGTAGGCTCTGCACCGATTTGATGCACTCTAGCTTTAACCATATCGGCATATATAGCATTAATGTCAGCAGCACTAATAAGACTTCCGTCTATATTTGACACTGGTGAACTTAATAATGTTTGCCCGTATCCGTTTTGACCAGATCCGTTGCCTAAAACTAACTCTAATCTAGACTGTAAGTTATTAAGTCTTGCTGCGCTTATGTCTGCCATGCTGATTCCTTAAACTTTTAGCACACATTCTACTAGCTTTTCGCCCTCAGCATTATTTGTTTCAAGTGCTATACCTACTAGTCCATTAGATGCTAGTGTTGAGGCTACGCCATCTTGATACGCATAAACAGGCATACCTTTTGATACTGGTCCAACCACCCTAACAGGAACACGACCTTTTAGACCTATGTACTGACCCTCAGCATCGCTGTTCATCATAATTGCTGGATTTTCAGATATTACACCAATTGCAATATCGCTTATTTTAGCAGCTCGTGTTTCGGCTTCGCCGCCGACAGCCATTACAGTTCCTACTGGATATTCTTTGTCTGTTGTATACTTTTCTGCTAAGTCAGCATAACGTGCTGCTGTAGCTGTACCTTGGAATAGGTTAGCTGCAATATTTCCATCGCCTGTTCTAGCTGCTATTGTGTTAGGCGTGGCACTTGTATTGGCAGCATACCAATTATTAGTACCTACTCGAAGTGTTGCGGCTTTAGTAGCTTCGCCATCAAATGATGAAGCATATACTGTATTAAATTTTAGTCCAGAAGCACCGATATTAAACACATTATCAGCAGCTGGCATCAATCCAGTACTGTTAATTACTATAGAAGTAATCGGTGTACCGGTTCCGTTGGTAGTCTTAAACTTGATTTCACTGCCTAGACCAGTCTGATTTTCAATTACACCTTCATCACCATTCTGAACATAGAATTTAAAGTCTAAGCTATCACCTACTGCTACACCGTCGTCAGGGAACTGAACAACTGTAGTGAATACTGTGGTTTCGCCTGGTACTGTTGTGACATAACTCGATGCTGGAACACCGCCTAGCTTTTCTGCATTAGAAGCTGTACCCCAGAAATTAAAATCTTTACCTGCTACTGCTGCACTATTTGTAACACCATTGTCAGCTAACTTTGTCCAAGCTAGGGTCACACCCTTCTTAATTCTATCAAATCCGACTATAGGGTTAGTATTGTTTAGGGTAAATTCACTTGGGCTTATAATAGCTATTACTTCGTCTTGAATAGTAGCTGTGATAACACTTTTTGTAGCATTAGCTGAATCAAGTAACTCACGGCTAATCATCTGTGTTACGCCTTCACCGGCGTTTTGTGGGCCAATTAAAATAAAATCAGTACCATTATAAACATATAACTGGTCGTTAGCACTATCCCACCAAAAATCGCCATCAGTAAGTCCTGTAGGTTCAACTGTGCCAACTGCTGAACCGCCTGTGGTTCTCCACTGCTCACCGTCGTAAAACTTTAACTTGCTGTTTGCGCTGTCAAACCATAACTGTCCGCTAAGTGCTCTTGGAGGAGCATTTGCGCCGGAGAAGTTTTCTAGCAAAAACAAGAAGTTTTCGTTTTGAATTTCACCATAACCAGCATAGTTTTTACCGATAAACTTAAGATCAGTGGTCTGATCTACGGTTCCATCCTCTACAACTGTAAGTGTTGTATTATTATATCTATCAATTTGATAAGCCATCTGTAATAACCCCTAATAGTGCTTTATGTTATTTATCGTAAATTACGGATAAGCAGTCGTTGACACATGATTCCACCCGGAACCTGAGCTCTCAAAAACCATTAATCCTCTAATCGGCGTCAAAACTGCTACACCTGACGCCGTATTTGATGAAACAATATCCTGTATAACTGATTCGTTCTGCGTTCCGTTAGAATCTACCGCCACCCTGGATACGGATAAAACACCTGTAATATTTGGTGTTTCGGTGACTGTTACGTTAATACCGCTAACTGTTGCTCCTGAATACGAAACTGTATGTATTCTAGCTAATTTTCCTGTATTACCGGGATTTGAAGGAAACAAATCATTCAAATATCCTGATACATTTGATTGTAGTGTTAGTCCTGATCCCAAAGCTGTAATATCTAAACTAAAAACAACAGGTGCTGTAACAGTTGCATTATCAACATAGGATTTAGTTGCAGCATCCTGAGGACTAGTTGGATCAGCTAGGCCTGTAATTTTTTGGCTATCTTGAATAGCAATATTTCCGCCGGCAGTTATATTAATTCCAGATGCGGCTGTAATAACCATTCCTAAGCTACTAGTGATAGTATTACCGTTAATATTAATATTATCAACATCTAAAAACTGAAGTGTACCTATTCTAACAAGATCATCGGCATACAGTATATTTGTTAAACTGTCAGTGTTGAGTTTTGCGCTTCCGCCGATGCTAAAACTTAGAGAATTATCAGAAAGATCAAAACTCTTATTAGAAGTCCATGAATCTGTTATTAATTCCCAAGTTAGAGTCTTGTCTCCATCGGTAGATTTTACAATAATTCCAGCGCCATCTGCTACAGCGTCGTCACCTAGACTGCTATCATTTAATGATGCTAGTTCTATATTTTTATCTTCAACTCGTAGTGTAGCAACTTCAATCTTAGTTGTATCACCTTGTACAATTAAATCACCTGTTACTCTTAAATCACCTTCAACATCTAGCGTATATTCAGGCAATCTATTAGTTGTAAATATACCGATCTTTCCTGCTGACGCATCAATATACAGCGCATCAACAATAATAGACTCGTATAGTGAACTGCGTACACGAAGGCTTATGTCGTGATCTCTTAACTGATTTTCAATGTAGAAGCGAGGTCCAACTACTTTTTGTACGTTGTTCTGTGAAAGACCAATAGTTAAACCACCCGAATTTTGTATAGTCAGTGTTCCAACTGTAATTCCGTCAGTGTCCGATGGTAAAAACTGATCAGCTGTTCTAATTGTTCCTGTTCCGCTAACAAGAGCATTAGAGCTACTAGCAGTTCCATAGAATTTAAATGTAGAAGAATTTACAATATTAAATCCTTCGTATATAATTCCTGAAGGATTGTCAACAGTTATTAAACTTGTTATACGTTGCGAATACTGCGGTTCAAATTCAATATTACTAAACACACCGACTAAAGTTCCGCCAATGTAAAACTTAGCCACAGTACGTGATCTACTTTGTGTGTCAAGAATGTTAGCTATTTGAAAACCGCTTATGCCTTGAGACTGTGTATAGATAGGTCCTATTAAAATAGTATCAGCGCCATCATAGGCATATACTTGATTGTTTAAGTTATCAATCCAAAGATCGCCCTGAACCATTTGTGGTCTAGTTTCTTGAACATAGGGTCCGCCTGACGCTTTCCACACAGTGCCGTCATAAACTTTTAATCTCTGTTCAGCAGTGTCCCACCATAGTTGTCCAGCAATAGGATTACTTGGTGCAGCAGTATTGGCAAAGTTTTCTAAAAGTTTAATAAAATTTTCATTGAATGCTTCACCATAGCCTGTATAGTTTTTACCTACCAGAGTAAGATTAGTACTTTCAACATCAATTTGACCGTCAATTAGATCTGTTAAAATCGTTCCGTCTGTTTTGTTTAATTGATAACTCATCTTATTGTCCAGTATAAATTATGTAGTTAACTACTAGATATGGGTTCATAACATCTAATGGAGTACCAAGTGTTGCGGTAGTTAAGACGCCGCCGCTTGAAGCAAACCCCTGTGTGCCGCCGCCGCCTGGCTCAACTGGTAGCGTTATAGCGGCTTCATCTAATGGTGCTCCTGCTCCAACTCTGATACCGTAATACTGCGTTCCGCTTGGACCTTCTAGATCGTGTTCGTGCTCTGGTAGATTTTCTATTCCAATAGTTTTGCTTTCTTCGCCTGAACTATTACCTACAGCATCAGCTGCTGAACTAGTAACTCTATTTGCGCTTGGGCCTCCCATGTTGTCTGCACCTAGTGCAAATCTTCCTCTTAGATCAGGAAGAGCAAAATAATTAACGCCGCCGTCACTGATTAATGATGCATCTCTAAAGTTAAAGCCTATAGCTGCCCAAAGTAACGGATAATCAGACTTTCTCAACTCAGAGCCATCGCACAGTAACCAACCTTCGGGTGCTTCTGATCCCCCGTACGGGCCCATAAATCCTGGCGGTATTAATGGAATACTCTTTAAGAAATTTCTTTTTGTAACTCTGTACAAACCAGTTGTACCAATAACCTTGTTTACTAATATCTCGTCTGCGTTATCTACATCATAGATAACATCTTTATTACTAACAAAGCTGTTACGAATTCTTACATCAAAGGTCTTTGTTGAGCCGCCTGTTTGACCGTCAAATGCAAAGCTGTTAAAATCTACATCGCCGTCAACCGCAAAAGTTGTAGCAGAAGCCAACTTATCAGCTGATCCTGCACGACCTGTTACTGTTCCGCTTACATTACCTTGTACGTTTCCAAAGAATGTTGTTGCATAAATTTGGTCATATTTGTTTGTAGGACTACCAATGTTTCTTTCACTGTTTGCATCAGGTGCTACATTACCTGTAACTAGAACACCGGCGATATCTACATTGCCGCCAACGTTTAAATTTAATGCAATGCCAGCGCCACCTTTAACTATTAACGATCCTTCATTAATTGAATCAGAATTAATAGTGCTTTCAATTTTTAAAACACCTGTAGTAGCATCAGTTGGCTTAGAACTAATTTGAACGTTACCTATAACATCAAGGTCTTCGTCCGGAGCAGTATTGTTAATACCAACTTTCTGTGTACTGTCAATTCTCATAACAGTATTGTTGGTATTACCTTCTCTTAAAACAAAGTCAATGTTGGCGCCTGGAGTATTATGTTGTATAACTCCTGACTCCCCGGCTACTTTAATGTTTATTTGTCCACCAGATCCAACTTGTAAACCGTCATTAGTTTTAACTTTTAACTGATAATTAGTAGTTGAGGCAGCGTCTGCTCTTAAGAAATTACTAGCAGGAATCGATTCTCCGCTTACAACTAAATTTTCAGCTTTATCTGATAGGCCGTAGTACTTGAGAGTTTCGCTACCAACTATAGGTGTTGAAGCGATATTAAAACCGGCTTGTACCCCTGTTCTAAATCCAGGAATAGAACTTTTTGGTGTAAATGCTCTAGAACTGATAATTGCAGCAGTTTTATCTTCAATCTTGATTGTTAATACATTGTAACTAACATCGTCGGTACCAACAATAACCTCAGCTTTTGCTCCAGTTAACAATCCATCGCTGAAATCCGGACCTACTAAAATCCATTGACTGCCTGTAAATAGGTACAACTGCTGTGCATCTGTATTAACCCATAGATCGCCTGCTAGCGAATTAGCAACAGACGGTAAAGTAGTTGATTTCTTTAGGCCGCCCGCAGCAGACCATGTAGTTCCATCATATACCTTAAGCTGGTCAACACCGTCAGTGTTATCATACCAAAGCTGACCTTCAACTGGTCGTTCGGGAGGAGTTGTATTAGCAAAATTTTCTAACAGATGTAAGAAATTTTCTGCTATTGCTTGACCATATCCTGTGTTATTTCTACCAGGCAGTGATATCGATGTTTCTGTGTTGAGAGTAGCGTCCTCAACAACAATTACACCCTTGTTAACACTGTCTGTATAACTTACTTCATATGCCATTTATTTGCTCCTTAACCCGACAAGCTCTGTACGCGAACAGTATAATCAATCTGGATTAATCTATTCAGTGATTTTTGTACGGGGTGGAAAATAACGTGCGTAATAAGTCTACCTGTACCTGATGGGGAATAACTTCTTAGTCCTAATTCGTCAAAGACGAATTCACCGCTGGCGTCATTTGCTGTATCAAACGCATCTTGACCTTCGGGCTCACCGTAATCTAACAAGCAGCTAACTAAAATGTCAGTATAATTTGTACCGCTTACGTGTCTTGTTTCAAGATAATTTCTAGCTGGGTCAGTATTGTTAACTGATCTATCATCAACTACCTTGGTATATGTTTGGTTGTAGAGACTGGCATTTGTGCCCGCTGAGTTTGGTGTCAAGTATGTTATGATACCGGTGGGGTCAACCGATGTTCCTCCATTTCCAAAGCTCATTTCGTAGATAAACCCTTGCCCTGCATTACTTAAACTTTCAGCTAGAGCTAAACTCATGTTTTCGTAATGTATGGCGTTACGCTTATTGACGTAGACTTCTTTAGATAGGGGATCATATATCTTTATGTGTCCCTGTACTAAAATTCCGCTGTTATCTTGCATAATTTCGCTCGTTTCCTTTTTCCACACTGTATTTATTCTGGCAGCTTGGTTGTTCCTGCTCTCAAGAAAAGTCCTATATCCGTCTGTGAATTAGCTAGGCTTTGTCCTGGTTCATTCCAAACTTTTCCTATTTTTCTTACAAAATTAACTGTTTGATCTGCACCAGGCGTTGCTGCTAGCACCACTTGACTGCTTATAATTGCGCCTGTAATTGTATTAATTGTATTGTTTAATGTAAATTCAGCAGGTGATACAGTATCGCCATCTGGACTATCTAGTGCTAGTGTTGGATTAAACACAGCTATTGCTGTTTTTCTTAATCTTCTTCCTGCAACAAAAACATCAAACTCGTTAACAGATGCTGCCTTAAAGTTTAGTGTAAATGTATTAGTTGCACCATCAGCTACTTCTTTTTGTACCTGTGTTACATCCTTATAAGGAATATTCTTTAGTCCGCTTTGATCATATACATCTGAACCAATTGCATGTACATCCTTTACGCCTGTTCCTAGTGTACCTCTGCGTAGTTGTCTTAGAGTATTGCCTTCTTTAACTAGGTACTCGATACGCTCTCCATTAATGAAGATTATACCAGGAAGATTAGACCCCTTGCTAGGCTCTGGTAACACTGAACCGTCTTCAACTTCAATTCTTAAATCATAAGAATTTAATGGTTGAGCCAATATCGTTACTGGTGCATCTAAACGCTTATAATGGGTTCTGTTTAGCATGTCTTTAAACTGCCTAAACGCAAACTTAGGCTGAGAAACGTTTGGTGTAAAATGTAATATATCAATTACATCATTTTGTGCTGGTCTTTTTACTAATCTAACCTTTGTCTTACTATCAACTAGATAGTAATCAACGCTAGGTGTTAGCAATTCGCCATTTACACTTACCCAAACATACTGAACGTCAGCTGCTGGTTTTCTTAGTTTAATTTCGCCTACTGTTAAACGATTATATGTTACATAATCAATATCTTCGGCTATTAGTGTGTCTCTTGCAACAACATCATAGTTAATGCGTTCAACTCCTACAATATTGTGATTGCTAAATTTAAATACCTCTACAATCTCACCGTCAGCAGGAGCAGTTACTAGAGTTAGTGTTGTTCCGCTTAGTTGATATTCACCGTCTGTTACAACATAAATCTCTAGCTTGTCACCAACTTCTCCTATGTTGTCAGAAAGGATAACGCTACTATTAAAGATATCAAATCTCCAATCCACAGGAGCAGATATTTGGACACCGTTTAAGTAAACATTAATACTTTCAGTAGTTAGCGCATTTCCTGGTTGTTGGAAAGACTCTAAAGGAAATTCTCTCTGTCTGTTTGCAGGAATTTCAAATTGAATATTATATCCAGGATTTAAAATCCTATTGCCAACTTTTACCATTACATTGTATGCAGTTGGTACGGCATAGAACGGAGCTGACAACAAGTTAAATTCTGTTGAAATACCGTCTGCTGTAAATGTTTCTTTTGATATAACACTATAATTGACAGTTGTATTTGTTCTAAATAGTGTCCAGTAAATTATATCACCGGCTGCAGGTACGTCTGTAAATCGTATTAATGCATTTCCTGTAATTTCAGAAGCATATAGAATTACTGTTTTTTCTATACCATTTACAGTAACAAATGTGCTCATACCTTCAACATACTTGCGAGGTAATTCGTAATCAGTAGTAGATGCATCAGCAATTATTCTTCCATAATCAACTATATCCTGACCACCGCGTTCAACTGTTAGGATGTTCAGTTCTGTATCTAGATATGGTCCAGCTATTATGTCTAGTGTTACTGTATTGTTTTCCCAATCAATGGTATATTGACTGTCATCTAATAGCTCATTGTCTAATTTTACAAATACCGATGGACGAGATCCTGGAACAACCCCTAGGTTATAAGTTACAGTTCCATCAAAAATATAACTCTGACTATAGATAGTTCCTTGGCCGCCGCTATTTCTTGAATAAACTTTAATGTCAAGAGTATCAATGATCTGTCCTGGAACTAATTCTTCAGGACCCTTGCTTGTTGTTGGTGTTACAAATCCGTCACCATCAACAACAATTTCTTCAGCATTAATACCTTTAGCGGTTGAATATGCTATGTCTCCACCTGATAGTGCTGTATCATAACTTTCTGGATCAGGAATAAAGCTACCATCACTGGTATACTTTCTTACAATCATGACGTCGCCGTCATTTGCATAAAAATCATATACACCAAAATCAATTATGGCTGTAGAACCATCACCAACTACGGTGGTCATTAGAGCATTAGGATTAGTTTGCTGAGGTGTTCCAAAATTAGGATCGTCAATTCTTACACCATTTAGATAGATATTATAAATCATTCCATCTTCTAAAGGAGCGTTAAGCTCAATAGCTGATGTTGATCCATCAAACGTAAACACATCATCTTCAAAGGTATTGTCAAAGGTATCCCAAGTATCGGTATACCAACCCTTGCTATCCCAACCTGCTGTTCCGCCAAAATCAAAGCTGGTTATTTCTACGCCGCCGTAATCAATACCGTCCATTAGCTGTGCTAGGTCTTTTCCTAGCATACCTGTTAATGGATTGTATGCAAAATTAATTCTATCAGGTGCAGACAGCATAGACAGAGGACGCTTGTATTCTATTCTAATAGCAGCATCCTGTGCTGGAGGAACTGTAAATTTAATTCTGCCCTGTTCTCTAGTGTAACCGGCTGTTGTATTTGTTATGTTAGAACAGGTATAGGAGCTTCTTAACTGCTCTTCACCATCAATATAGACCTTAATATTTTTAGGTTGTAAATCAATTGGCCATTTTAAGTTAAAGGTAGTTCTAATACTTTCACCAACAAAATTTTCAATTTGTGCTAGTGCTGTTATGAAATAATTCTTGCTTGTTCTATCAAATTTAATTTTGATCGATGGACTTCTAACTACACCATTACCTAATATAGCTGATGCTGTAGCAGGAGTTCCTGAATCTAATTGAGAACCTTCAATAACAACAGTAGGAGAAGTAATATAATTCTTACCCGGATCAGTTACCTTAATAGCAGTAACTTTACCGTAACCGAGATAGGCCTCTGCCTTGGCACCTGTGCCGCCGCCGCCTACAAGTTTAACTATTGGTTTGAAAATAAATCCAGAACCGCCGTTTTTGACACGTATTTCTTTTACACTATATCCATTATTTTCAACCCAGTGCTTTCTTGGATATTCTAATAATTTTTCATTGTCAGAAACAATAGAATTTGATGCAACGATAGCATTAACTGTTTTATTCTTTTTATCAGTATAACTGTAATATGGTGCAAGGTCAAAATCTGTAACTGACGAATTAGTTCCGTCAACTGCTTCATATGCACTTACAAATTCTCTGATTACAGTCTTATATGGTTTTACTTCGTCAACATACTGTCTATAGCTAGAAAGAGTATCTGTATTAAATGTTAAATCTTGCTCTAGTTTACCGATGTTATGTTTGATTTTTATAAAGCTAGTCTTAAAGAACCAATCTACATAGTTTTGCTCTGTAAGAATATATCGTAACGAAGCAAAGAATAGTTTATTGTATTCAGCTTTTAAGTCGCCAATAAAAATATTATTTTTTATAGTTTCTAAAATTATTCTTAATTCTTTTACAGGAACATTGTCATAGGTAACACTATCATAGTTTCTATTATCAAAACCTATGCTGTTTCTTGTTGTATTATAAAAAGCATTGCTGAATTGAATAGTTCCATTCTGTCTTCCTACTGTTTTATAATTTACAGTATAGTCTTCAGAATCTTCACTGCCTGTTTTTTCTAACAGTAGCCAACCTCCAGATCCTACGTTCTGTATTTTAATAATATCACCTAATTGATCATTTACATTAAAAATATCATTAGTGATAGCTAATTCGTAATCAGCTTTTGTAAAGCTATTATAGCCTTCTGCATACCAATCTGTGTATGACCACCATGCTGTTACATCATAGCCCTGTATGGTTGTTCTAATCCAAGTAGATGTTGCTGCATCCCAAGCATAGATTGCCCATTTACCGTGTATTGAACTGTCGCTGTTTACTAATACACTGTATCTTCTTACCAGCAGGCTGGTGTTTCCATCATAGCCCTTACCGCTGTTAAGAATAGTTACAGCAGTAATTTGACCAAGGTTGTTTATGGTAATATCAAACTCAGCATCTTCTCCTGGACCTATTAGATCGTATGTTGGAGCAACTTTATAGCCTCTGCCTGGTTCATCGATATCAACACGCACTATACGACCATTTTGTATAACAGGTGTTAATACAGCCTGTACAACTTTATTAGTACTAACTAAAGACAACTCCTCAAGGGTGTCTATAGTAGAATCAAATGTTCTAGATATTTCTGTTGGTTTAAGATCTTTCTGTAACAGAGGATCGATATTATACCCATCAAGAATAGGCTGTTCAATTAGAACACTATTAACTCTTTCAATAAACTGTTTTAGTGCTTCGATAGAGTTTACAAACATTCCTTGTCTAGGTCTATTTTGTACACCATATTTCTGCTTAACAGTTAGATTTTCGGCTGGAACAGCTCGACCTTGTTCGTCAGAACCGATCAAGCTGTCCCACCACTTTCTTTCAATGTCTGGATGAACTTCACTAGAAGCAAGTCCTTCAGACATAATATAATAAGCACTGTGTAGCTGTTGTTCTAAATTATCAGCAGTAGCATATTTGATGTTTAGAACAATGTCGTCATTGTAAATTAACGAATCGCAGTTGTTAAGTAAGAATCTATCAGCACCCAAGAAACTAATAAATCTATATCCTTGTTCTCTAGGTGTTGCAATTAGTCTAGCAATATCAAATACACTTATCGATCTGTTCTCGACTTGAGGTACTGTTAATTTCTTGCTGACCCAGAAATAGAATCTATTACTGAATGTTTTAGAAACAGGATCATAAACAAACTTTTGGCTGTATAAGTTATCACCGTATACAGAAACTCCGCTAATACCTTCGTTAATGGCCTGTTCTGTATCAGCTAGAGAATCCCACTGGCTTGGTAAAAATCTACTTTCAACCCATTCATAAACATCAACTGATGCTCTTGGTTGTAGTTCGTTCCAGTTTGCTTTTTGATATTTGATATCACCCTGATATGGGTAAGTGAAGCGAGATGTTTTAATATTCCACCAAACTTCGCCTACATGCTCGTCAGCCCAGAATGTGTCTTTGTCAATACCAGTGAATACTCCAACATTATAAGTTGCAGGATCGTAGGGAACTTTGTGTGTGATCTCTTGTTCTGCAGGACCTGCTATCTTTCCTTGTATTGGATCAATATAATCAAGGTATGTTACGATCTGATTTGTTCTTCTGTTGTAGAGGAAAGCTCCTCTAATCTTAGAAACATCAACAGGCGGTACAAGTTCTCTTGTTCTATTCCAAGCAAATGCATTTCTTGCTTTTCTATAGTTGAGTATTGTACCTTTGTAATTGTCATTACCGACCTGCTGCATGCCAACATAGATGTGGTTCTTATTAGCTAATAAGTTTTCACCAAATTTTATTGTAGCATTGTCATATCTAAACGATTCTGAAAACACTAAACTGTCTTCAATGTCTTCAAATATATAGACTACACCGGTGTCATGTATAACATTTCTAAAGGTAGTATAACCCTTATCAAATGTTGTTTCATTATTATTTACTACATCAAAAGTAGTTGGTATCTTCATGTCGCCGTTTAGGCTCGACACTACTAGGTTGTCTTCGCTGAATGCTATACTTGAACCAAACTTCTCCGAAGCTTCGTTCTGAGGAGGAAGCAGTGTTTGAGCATAAGTGAATGCACCGTCTACTTGTCTGTAAACAACTACCTTGCCTTGATCAGTCTTTTTCTCGTCGTTTTCCGGTTCAGATACTGCAATAATATTTCCCTGAGGACTCATTGCTAACTTAGTTGTATTACGTCCTAGTTCTAATGTTTGATCAAGAACGTATTGCTCTCCTGACAGCCTATAGATGACCATGTTAACTCTAGAAGTACTGTCCGAATCAACTTCCTTAGTTAACACTGCTAGTACAGAACCGCTTGCGCTTACCTCAAAGTCTATAGCAAACTGTTCAATATATGTATTCGAAGGAATATATTCTTCTTCGCCAAAGAATGCGTTACCTGTTCTATTTGGTAGGTATCCTAGATAATCAACATTACTAGAAACCACTTCCCAATCTGTTGCTGTAAGTGTAGCACCAGCAGCTATATTAGTCTTTGCTCTATATAGAGCGCCGTCATAGCTTACTATAGATCCTAGATTATAAGGATAAACTGTATTGAGAGGTCCTCTATAATTTTCATCCTTAGCTTGACGCCAGCTAATCTTATTCCAATAGATACTATTAAAGATAGGTGCTGCATCTGCTGATGAGACGTTCTTAACTGCTTTGTAATAATTGTCTTTGTAAAGAACTATATCATCTTTGAGATAATCAGAAGTTATTTTCCAGGTGCCCTTGAATGTTTCGCCGTCCTCATATCCGTGCTTGAAAATTTCAATAGAGCCAAAATCATCAGCAGTATCTCCAACACTGGATACAAACAGTGTGTATAGTCCCTTGTTTTTAACAAGTTTAACCTTTTGACCAAACTTTCTATTAGCTGCTGAATATTCGCTATCTAGCAGTACTAGCAACTTATAGCTTCCGTTACTAGTTCTATTAAAGATTGCAACAGCACCAGCTCCGTCAGCACCTTCTTGGCCAAACTCGTCACCGGGTATGTTGTATACCTGTGTGTAATCCTTGTTTAGAGAATTTGGTGGGTTTTCATCTCGTGCTGCACCACCTTCTATAAGTTCATTAAAGAAGTAATATTCTTCGTCTGTGATGTAAGGAGTTTCTACTAGAGGAAAATCAGCAGTATGTTGGAATACTACTAACTTACCAATTAAACTGCTACCTAACACAACATCATTGTTAAAGTCATTAATAGTACCTATAGTTCTATCAACATCTCCAGGTCCTCTAGCAACAGTGTTTGCTTTTCTACGTAGTTCTACTCTACCGATGTTGTTGAGTTTCTTCCAGTCTCCGACTTTGTTCTTAAGATAAACACGCACAGAGTTAAACTTTCTTTGATAGAAAACAACCTCAGCTGTACTAGTCGATTCACTGGTTAGTGCAAGTCCACCAAATTCGTCAAACGGAGTTTGTACATCCTCAAGTATGTCCCCTATTACCGGTTCAAATACATCACCGTTAGCATCAAATCTTGTATATTCAAAATCAATATAACCGTCCCATAGATCATAGACTGTTTGCTCTTTGTTTAAGATATCATATGTGAAACCTGCTGATGCAACATCAATGATTCTGTTATCTAGATTGTACAATCTAAACTGTACATCATCGCCTATTGTTAAAGTATCGGTGTAGGCCTTTGCGCCGCGCACAACCCATAGGTCTGATGGATATTCTCCCTCTGTATCTACAAGATAGGTTCTACCAGGATCTCCAAAATATGTCAACTGGCTAATGAAGCTAGCCTGATCCTTATTAGCAATGTATGTGCCTATAGCAGCTATAACTTCTTGAATATTATAGTAATTAAAAGGTCTTCCAGGATTGCCTATGTTTGCTGAAGTAACAACGTCTACATACACTAGTCCTCGACCTATATCAAACCAACGACTATTATTATTGTAGGTAAATCCGTCTACGTCTGCTAGTTCGGATGTATAACCGCCTTCTGGGTCTTCACCGATTTTATAGGTTTTAAATAACCAAAAACCTCCTAGATTATCTGCTGCATTGTAAGTATCTTCTTCGGAATAGAAACCAATGAAGTCAGTTTCATTTATATACAGTTCTCCAGAAAGATCAAAGGTACCATTAGTATCTTTTACATAAACAACAGCACTGTCACCTTTGATATCAACATAGTGAACTATACCCGATCCTGTATCAGTTGTTACACGATCTCCGGAAACCGGTAAGCCAACAAAGGTTTCAATAAAGAAAACATGATCAATTTTTGCTTGAATTTCATGTACATTTTCAATGTATGATGAAAGTTCAGGAATTTCATTATCAAAAGGTTGATAAACGTCTAGCGTAGGATAAGCAAAGCTTCTTGGATTCCAAGCTAACTTAACAGTGTCGCCTGCCTGTGTTCCTAGATACATGTCTAGAGGTGCGCGAACCAAAAAGTGATCAGAGATACTGTTTTCTAATCCAGGATTGCCTGCAACTAATAGACGTATTGCGGTTGAATCTGTATCTGATTCATTAACTAACTGAACATAAGTGTCAAAGGTGGAGAACGGTTGACTTGCAGTTGTTGGTAATATTGCTCTGTTAGCTTTCCATAGGCTCTCTCTATAACGAACTATTTCATTCTTGTTATAAGTTACAGTAGGATCAAAGTCTCCTTTGAATCTAGTTTTAATTTTACTAGCATCTGGAATACCTACCGCTAAGAATTCGCCGTCAGGGCTTACAGATATACTTTCTCCAAATTTAGAATTTAGAGGATCGTATAGATCTGAAGGAATAGCTAGTTCCGGTTCTTGAATTAAGTTGTTAGTATCTTTGGTACGTCTAAAATGATAGACTGCACCGTCACCGTCACCGGGAGCGGATACAAAAACATTATAATTATTTTCTGTAGCAGTCATAGAATGACTGAATCTATGTTCTGTACTATCAAACAATGCTGGATTAGATATAACCTGCTGTACAGCTCCGTAAACTGGGGAATTTTCAAACACGCCCCAAGCACTATTCTTATAGTCGTCGACCCAAACACGTTGATTATTGTATATTTTTTCTTGAGTTAAATTGTTAAGAGCTGCAAGATTATCAACTCGTACAGTTCTTAGTTTTACAAGAACAAAATTTTGATTATCAAATGTTCCTATTTCGTTTTCAATAGGCGCTACAAAATTAACCGTAGCAGCATCTAGAAAATCAACTCTGTAAATACCTGTTAGACTGTATTCTGATGCGCCTTTAATACCAATCAAATCGCCAGCATTAAGAATCGGAGCTGCCCATCTGTCAAGTGTAATCTTGAAAATCGGCTTGTTGTTTTCTGTAAATGTTCCAGTTTCTTCAAGAGTCGTAACATTAGCAACACTGTCAGAAATCTGGTATACTGTCCAACTGTCATTGTCAGTTCTTGTTAACCAAATATATTGTCCTAACTGCAATTGGTTGATATCAGTAATTTCTAAATCGTCAATCGTGCCGGCTTTATATTCAACATCATCCTCATGAACATAACCACTGGTCATTAGATAGTTAGGATCTATGATAGTTGTTGGGAATGGTGCATGATTATAATCTTCAGGCTTATCGTAAACTTCGAACGGTCTAATTCTATAGATATTGTCAAACTTTTCAGTTGGTAAACGATTTACTAACTGTACTGGCTGAGGAGATTCTTGAAAATCTTTTTCATTAAGAATATATTCAACCTGTTGAACATTATCAACTGCTCCGTAACGGCCAACCTGTATTGCCCACTCTTCGTAGAAATCAAAACTATCACGGTCAGAACTGCTTAATGGATCAAATAACTTAGTGATCGCATTTTTTGTTCCTTTATCCTGAATAAATCCTTGATAGAATTTATACTGGCTAATGTCGTCGTTAATAATATTAGCTAAGTATTCTCTCTTTTGATAACCTATTAAATGCTGTGCAAGACGTTGTTGTTCAGCATCAAAATTGTCAGAGTCTAAATCATAGAAATCTGCAAATTGATTAATTTTGTAATCAAAATTTGTGTACAGCTTAGGTTCTGGTTTTTCGTTTAGTCTATACCAGAAGGTGCTGTTGAACTCTTCTGATCCAACAACTTGATATATGGCGACATAGTAGAACTGTTTGTATTTTACTAAATCTCCAACGTTATAATCCTGCCATGGTTCCCATTCTGTAACTTTAGCATCATCAAATACAAACCCAGGAATATCTAATCCCCCAGTCCAATTATCAGATCTATAACCAGAAACTTTTAATCTTTCCTGTCTATATCCAGTAGCTGGTTGATAAATTATGTCATTAAATACCGTTGTGTTGTCAACTATTACAACATGTTCTTTTTGTACTACAGGTATTGAAACACCGTAGATACCGTCTGTGGTATTCTTAGGTCTAATTTCAAAATCATTTTTATTTCTGTAGATGCTGATATATTTTCTATCAAGTGCATCACCGTTTTGTTTTGTTACACCGTAGCTGTAGAACGCATCTAAAATATCATCTGCAACTGCATAAGATGTTTTTAAGCTAAGAGATGACGAACCTGGGCTTAGTGCGATCGTTGTACCGGATGCCCAACCTTGTGTGGTCCAGAATAAAAATTCTCTTGCTGCGTTATCCCAGTTTTCAACAAACGTAGTTTCTCTATTAAAATAATCAAAACTAAATCCTTGATACTTTAGATAAGCATCATAACCTAAAAGAAAATCTACAACATCTTGAGATGTAGCTAGTTTAGTACCGTAGGTTAGAATTTTATAACTAGTTTTTAAGAAGTTTCTCTTAAACTGAGCTCTCTTGCCGCCTGTTATAGGAACATCACTTAGTAGTGCTAAATTATCTGAAGTAAACGAAGCTCCTGAGGTATAATTGTTTACTACTCGATAATATTTAAAATTATTAGTAAGTAGTTGTCCAGCATAGTATCGTCTGTTCGGAGACCACTCACTTGAACTTTCGGTTATTCCGCCTACAGTGACCGTTATATCGTTTTGTGTAGATTGGGCTTGGAAATATTTAAAATAAGGTACTTCGTTATTGTAACCTCTAATAATAAATCCGGTAGGAGCCTTTTCAACAATAACTCCACTATAAACTATTGATTCAACAGGAGAGCTTGTGTTCAAGAAAACTTGATAATTTTCTTCTGGGACAAAGATGCCTTCAGTTTCACTGGCCTTTGGGGATCTACTGTCTAGTATAATTTTTAGTTTTTTCTTGTCAGTAAAACCAGCAAGTTTTAATCCTAGCTGATTTCTAATATTAGCTAGATCGGACTTATATCCGTCGTATATTGTTAATATGTTACTTGCTACGAGATTGTAGATAAAGTTTACTAAGCCAGCTGTTTGTACTCTAGTAGTATCTGCATAGGTATTTGGTAGCTGTAGGTCTGCAAGAACTAAATGCTTATTAGTATCCTCATAGACGTATTGTCCAACTAGGTTTTTAGTAATTCTAGAAACATCAAAACCAAGACCCATTACTTTAGAAGGTTGGTTTACTAACCATGCTTTGAGTAAAGCAAATGGATACTCAGAACTTCTTCTCCAAGCTGTTTCAGTTGGTGCTTCATCACCAAAATTAAAACTTTGAGTAGTTGTTCTGTAAGCAAAGTTTTTAGCAATATTACAGGCAATAGGAGACAATAAACGTCCTTTGCCGTCAACAGGTATATAACCTGATAAACCTGGACGAGCAAATTTTTCTATTACTTTAATCTGTTTTCCAGGTTCTCTTATGATACCTTTTTCTATATCATCCCACATTACACCGTTGTTACCTGTATAAGGTGCTGGGCCATATACTTCATTCCACCAGGACGGCTTCTTAGAAAATCCGAGAATTTCCCAAGGATGGCTGTGTGGGCGATCTGTATCAAACATTTCCTTGTATACAGCTCTCCAATGTCCAGGTAATAGAGCACCATCAACAATACTGTTCATACTGCTATAGTTAAAGGTAAATTGATTTTCTCTGTCGTAGAAATTATTAGAAGTAAAATCAGTTTCAACAAGATTCAACCATTCTACAAAGCTGCTTCTTAAAGATTCATTCAACTCATTTCTAGTAAATTCTGTTTTTCTATATTTTCCAGGAACAAAATCATAAAAATCAAGAAGCGTATTATCATAGGATATCTTAATATTGTTAAAGATTCTCTTTTCTAGATCCAACAGCAGATTGTCTCTATAGTCTTTAAATGCCTTTACAAAACTTCCATCGTGTCCTCTTATTAGCGCAACGCCAACTGGATACTCTTCTAGTTCTACATTGTCAGGACCGTATTCTATTCCAGTATTAGCTGGAATATAAAACACTCTGTTACAACCGGCTAAGACTAATTGCTTTGCAGTATTTGCAGAATCAGCTTGTTGTGCAGATCGTCTGCTGGTATACACAGGATAAAACCAACCAATTCGTCCGGAAGACTCTTCTTCTCCATAAACCTTCCAAGGACCGTTAACAGTGGGTTCTGTTGCTACAAATGTATCGTCTATGATTAGTTGAGGAACATATGAAGGATACAGACCTAACTTTGTTGGTGTAGGAGGTATGAAAGAACCGTCAGTCGAATCAGACTCATAAATTCTTAAGATATCTCCGTCCTGTTGGTAACTGTTTAAAACAAGAAATCCTTCATCATTGAATGTATAATCTTTCCCATGCACTAACTGATTATCGTTTAGATAGACATTTACAGATCTCTGAGATAGAGAATTTAAATTAAAGGTCTGGCTAAGTGCATAATATGGATTTCTTGCATCTAGAATTTCGTATTCTATTATATTAGATTCATTCCCCCAGTTAATCATGTCAGAGAAATAGAACGGTTGTGATTTTATCTTATCTTTGTTTATTTCATTTAAAATTAAATCAACGTGGGTCTTATATACACCATCATAACCAAAGTTTGTAGCAGTTTCTATAAAGATTCTTTTAAATCTCGCATATTCTCTTCTGCTAAATTCTAATGCTTTTACTATATTGTAAGTTCTGTTAGTTACATGATATAACGGTAAGTTAACAGGACCGCTGTGTTTTACAAAACGTTTTCCGTAAATATCAAGATCACCTAGATCTCTCAAATTACTTGTTCCTGGAAATGCTCCGTCAAACCCGTAAATATCTTCAATCATGCTATCAACATGATCTAATACTTCACCAAAAGTAAATGACGAAATATCTTCGTTAAGAGGATTTCTTTCTAAATTAATAGGAAAATCATACCAGCCGTTTTCATTCTTCGCCTGCGAAGAATGTGTCTTTATTATAACATTTGAGTTTTCTGCTAGGTCAGTAAAGAATCTTACGAAAACTTTTTCGTTAATTCTATCTAAAGTGTAGTCAACTTCTGGTTTTTTAAATTGATTATTGACAAATACATTAACCTTTAGATCTGTTAAAAATGCAGCTCTATTATAGACATCAATTTGAAAATTGTTATTATCTACTACTGTTGAAACATATTGTCTAATGACCTTTTGTTTAGATATTGTTGGATTCTTCGACCAGCCATTTACATAAACAAAATTTGTTCTATCAAAATACTTTTTTAAGTTTCCGGTTGAAGTTGAAACAGATACGATGTCAGTTTCTGTTTGATAGGTAAATGTATCAGACAACAGATTAAAACTGAATTCAATATCTCCGCTGTTTTGAATATTTTTGTAAGTTAGTGGGAAACCTAATTCGGCGTCAACGGTTCCAGTACCTTCTTTGTAAGAAAATATTTTTGTTCCTTTAAATGTTGATGCTCCGTAATTAGTATTGTTTGCGTAATTTATTCCAACAGGATCAAACATATCAAACAATGGTGCTTGATTTCTTTTTGTTTTTTCTTGTGCTAACACCCATGACGTTTCATGGAAGTGGAATGTTTTTCCGCCAAACTTATTACCATTAATAACAAATACAGTTTCTAAATTCTGAGGCTCAGAGTCAGCAGTTTCTATCAAGCTGATCTGTCTTGTACTACCAATAGTTACAAACTTTACTTGATAAATTTTTCCTCTTACTAGCTTGTCAGTATCTGCTACAAATAAGATACGCATGCCGTCTGCTACATCAATGCCGTCAATATTATATCCCAGGCTACCTTCAATTGTTGAAAATACATCAGTGGTATAATAGTCAACAATATCAACGTCCTTCTTAGCAAACACGCCATAGTTATACAGTTTTAGGCCTGCTTCAAATTCAATAATTGGACGCTTTGCTCGCAAATTTTCATCGATATCAAATGCTATCTTATTATATTCAGCAGTCTTAATCAATACATCTTTGTGAATCCATTTGTTATATCTACTCCAAGGATTTCTATCCTTACTGGCACGATTGATAACAATATAGTCCTTTTCCTTTGCGTAAGATGCAGAATCACTAAATGGCAGAGTATCAAAACCTTCTGTATCAAAAGGAACATTAAGGTCTGCTGTATAAGCCGCAGGAATAATTAGATCTTTTTCTTCAATCAATCTAATCTTATCACCTACACCTTCTACATACCAATAGCCTTGATTATAAATTTCAGGCAACACTGTGCCTAAAAATTCTACTTTAAGTCCGTTAGTAAATTCAACACCATTCGCGCTCTTATATGTTTTCTTACCTAAAATTTCTTCTTCAACATTTAAGAATGTATTTTCTTCAATGTCATAGATTCTAATTAGTCCACTAACATCGATATCATTTTTAGAAATGTAGTACAAGCGATCAGGAGCATTTAACGGAATAGTAAATTCAATTATACCCTTTTCGATATAGACGTTGGCTATTTCTTCGCCGGCTTCTCCTAAGCGACGAATGCCATCAGGGTATAGTGTAGAAACATTTTCATCAGCATTAAATGTTACAGATCCGCTGTCTGGCAAAACAATATAATCACCTAGATCATAATCATTGCCGTATAACTTAGCATCAAAAAGCCCTTCGCCGCGTATACCTTCACGACCAGCAACAACTACAGCATTACCAGGAGTAAATGTTCTACTGATAGCGATAGCCATAGGTTGGCCAGGGCAATCAATTTCAAATCTATAAGTTTGTCCCCTGTATAATTTTAAACTAGGATTTGCTGTTAATCCGTCTGGAG